CATTCCTTTACTTGCATCATGGTCCCCGGAATCATCAGATGATCTAATTAGATGATTCGGTGAGATCGTTGCTACTACCTTGCAATCTCCTACTTGCGACGGAAGAATTGAACCTCTGTAATTAAGATACTTACTAACTCCAGTAACCGTCTCAAGTGCGACAGGCCCAACAGCAAGTATACAGTTAGGATTAATAGATAGTATTTCCTTGTAGAGTCTTTCCTTTTCTTCCTCTTCATCACAAACCGTCTTGATTTGTTTAGCATCGTTGAAGGGAGGTTTGTAACGGTATACATATGTCAACCAGAACTCTGTTCTCCAACTAGGATAACCTAAGTCAGTAAAGATTCTGTCTAAGAGTTCTCCACCTGCACCATTGAAAGGTTTCTGTAGCCGGTCGTCTGATTGATTTGGAAAGTCACCTAATACTATCAGCTTACTATATGGATTCCCTTGCCCGCTTACCATGTTAGGCATCTTATTGTGCTTCTTCTCCTATCCACTTATCTTGTTCTTTCTTTAATGCCTCTTGTAATAACTTATTCTCTTTAGTCAGCCGGTCGATTTCCGCGAGGGCGGCGTCTCGCTGGGTTCTCGCCTCGATCAATTCAGCAGCCATCTCTGCCACGCCAGCGCATCCGGTCAAGGTTAAGGCGCGTTGAACGGTGGGCGAGACGACAGGATTCCACGGTGCGTTCATTGATGCCTTGCGGTGCGTCTCGGTGAATGGCGCGTCGGTCATGGCGTCACCATCTTCGGGATGGGCAATCTCAAACAGTCCATCTAAATGCTTTCGCATGTCTTCGTTCTCTTTCGTCAGCCGTGCCATCTCGGCATTATAATCTTTCTTCGCAATACATTCAGTATTTTCACATGCCTTCGCTACCACTCGCAGTTCATCTCTCTCCTTTCTTAGTTCCTCATGTGAATCACAGAGTAACTCGATGTGACTGTTCTTAGCACTACTCCGCTTAAACATTTTTACTTTGTCTTCTGAGTAAATCATTCCTTAATCTCCTATTTCTTCTAGCCCTATTTAAACAGGTTCTACATCCTCTAGTCCTTGAGGGCGGCGTCGAACGCTTCCGCAGACCGCTCTGTCTCTGGATGAGGAATCCAAAACGGCGCGTCGGTCATGGCGTCTCCGTCTGAAAGGGACAATTCTTGCTGCAAGGTTCTGCCTGTTCTGTTGTGGGCGTATTGTGGTCGCCGTAGTCCACCTGCTTGAGTGACCCACAACTGCGACATTTGAACTTCCCATACCCAAGATTCTCGTACTGAAACATCCGCAGTTTGATCACTCGCGTACGCAGCCGCTCGATCTCTTTGAGTGCCGCATGGGCTGCTTGCTGTCCGAAGTACGGATTGCGTGGATTGGCAATCTTCGTTAGCGTCTCGCGGTGCGTCTCGGTGAACTCATTACTCATAATACTTACTCCTTAACTGTCTCTCTCACTGTAGCTTTCTCTAATACTAAGACTCTAACTCTCTCAAGAAGATAGTCTCTCTCCTTTCTTAGTTCCTCATGTGAATCACAAAGGTGTTCAATGTGACTGTTCTTAGCAGTAGCCTGTCTAAATGATTTGACTTGCTCTGACGAGTAGATCATTGTTGTTTGTCTCCCAGTATTTAACCATTCTGCATACTCTTGTAGCTTTAGTTCTGCTAGTTCTTTTGTTTCATATGGACCGTAGCATTGTGATTCTGTTTCATCCCAAAAGTACCAGCCGGGTCCATCAAATCCTTGTGCATCGGCATCATGCCAATCCTTACCATGTGCATAATAGTAAACCACTCAATCCTCCAGACCCCAACAATATCCATTGGGACTAATAACAAACACTTCCTTCTCATTCTGAATGGCATAACGAATAGTCTTCCATGCCGGAGAGTCTTCATACTCATTGAATATCTGAGGGATACCAACAATGATTCCACACTCATCAATCATCCTCTTGTTACGTTCTCGGAGAGGGAGAGAAGCATTAATCTTCTTAGCTCCACTGAACTTCTCTACCTCTCCATTGTTACCGGCATGAGGGTATACCTCTACTTCAAACCCTTGTCCCATTAGTGTAAGGAATAGGTCATAGTCTGCATCGTCTCCACCTACAATGAATGTATGTGTGTCCTTACTGAACGTAGGAAGCAACTGCCTAAATGCTTCTAACTGCTTCCTCGTAATATCAAACCGGCTGGTAATTACTGAGATTTTCATGACTCTAAGAATCTCCTCATCTTATGTTTCTTTTGTAGGTAACGATAAGCGGTATTCCTATTCCTACACCGTTCTATTTCTGGATACGTTTTCATGCCTGCCGCTAACAGAACGCTAACACCTATCCAACTTTTACTTTTGTTACATAGCTTAGCCATTGACCTTACCGTTGTTACCTTACCTGCACTGTTGAGCTTGTCCATCAACTCAGATAAGGTATTGATTTCAAGAACCCAGTCTTTCGGTTCTTTTAGAGTTCTGATTAACTCAGTTATCTTCTCGTAAGCTGATGGGTCCATAACTTAAACGGGCCAGGGAATCATTGAAGCAGTAAGAAACGCTAGACCTGCTGCAATTAAACGTTGTTGGTAAGGTGCTCCTAATGGTAGTGCTGCAATTGTAAAGCATACAAATGCAAACACTAGCAGTAGCAATTGAATCATCTTCATTGTCTTTTCTCCTTGGTAATGGGATCGATGGGAGTCGAACCCATATGGTTTGCACCGTTGGATTTTAAGTCCAATGCGTATACCTGTTCCGCCACGATCCCATATCACTATCCTTTAAAGAGGGAACAATCAGTTGGGGCTGTCCCGGCCCAGTTAATAGCCACGGTCTTTAACTATTAACTACCTATTGTTCCCTCATTAAAGGATACTCGATGGAGTCTAGGAGCATCATCCTAGAGTAGAGCCGCTGGCGATTCCGAGTGTATTGCCAACCATCCATTTGCTTACTCACCTATTCGCTAGGAATCGGAGCGTAGTCATCAATCTGATTGACTGGCTTGTTGTTGTACGTTCCCCGAACCCAATGAGCAAGGAACTTTTTCCCAATCATTGTCCCTTTGGAAAGCTTAACGCTAAAGCTTCCATTGGGATTCTGCGGAAACCCACAAGCCTTCATCAGAGGAGTAGACATTACTGTCACCTTCTCACTGAAGTAGATGAAGGGATTCTCTAGTCCCTTATACTCACCTGCAAACACTCGCAGAGTAAGATGAAGGTTCTTGGAATCGCCAGACTTTGAATCAATAATCTCAAAGTCAGTAATCTCAGTGGGCAACCACGATGGAGCATCCACAAGACGGTTCTTGCTAATGTCATCTTCGGAAATGTTCCAGACAATGCTATCGTCAGCCATGTTATTCACCTTTACTTTGTGCCTCTTTGTAATGGGCACCTTGCTTTACCCTTGCCCCCGGAATTGGGTGACTAAAGGTAATCCTTTGATTGAACTCATTAATCATTTTACTAAGTTTTTTATTCCACTCAGGAATATGATTAGGGCAAGAACTCGGTTCTGGCAATGGTGAAGAATAAAATCTACCACACCACTCACAGTTATAAATCACAAGTAATCCTTTATTTCTTAACTTGTGGTGTCTGTATATCTTCTCTAAAGATAACTTGTCTTGCCTCTATACATTCAGGACAAATAAGAATTGCCCTAATTACAGTATCCTTTGGTACTTCTGAAGTAACAGATTTTTGACAGAAGTAACAAGAGTATCTCATTGTCTTAACCTTATGACACTCGCAGTCACAAGGATTACAGTAATCATGTATACCAGTAGAACAATCTACAGACTTCACAAGTAATCTTTCATCAAATCATACAGGTTCTTATCTGTATAATCAATAGCCGGTGGAAAAGACTTTGCTGTCTTAGCTTCCAAGTAATCATCACATGGAGAGGTATAACATACTCTCTTAATGTATGTCTTTCCCTTGTCATCAGCTTCTAATCTGTAGTCCATGTACCAAACTTCATCGAAGTAAGTGGGAATGATTGATTCAATCTTAGGTCCGAACGTAGTGATTGAAGAATACTTAACAGACTTTGTTCCTTCAATCTTAGTTCTTTGAACCGGGTGTGCGGTAACGAACAGGTTACACTTGAAAGCTTTCAACATTTCCAACACGAGAGACATAAGCATTGCCTCTCCATTGAACTCATCCCAACCGGGCACCATTACTCCGCCGGTTGTAATCTTTGAACCTTTATCCTCTCTCTTAAACCAGTTATCAAAGCCACCCTTTGCCATCATTTGTGTCATAACAGTGCAGTTAGACATTGAAGTAATGCCATCACAAAGGATGTTAGCGTAAGGATTGTGAGTCCCTAGATTATTCATTAGCGGTTTGAAAACGGACCAGAAGTTCTTAGCCGTAATAGATTCTACGTCAAAGTCTCCAGCCGCTACCCGTTCAGGAAACCAATCAATGATAGGTCTATGTCTATCATCAAAGTCTAAGACTAACGTTCTACCCGGCCAGCTAGCTGCACCAATAGTCTTTCCTCTTCCAGTTGGAGCGACTAGCAAAGCCTTAACAAACTTCTCGTACTTCTCTGAATTTAAATTAGTGGGCACTCGTTAACCTCTTGGCAATATAGACTGCATTAATACATCGATTGCATTACTAACTCTTTCTTTCTTCTTAGCCAGCCGGGCCGGAGTTTTAGTACAATCATCACAATGAGGCCGGACGATTATCCTATCTCCATGCTTCAACTTACTTAGCTTCATAATAAACAAATCACCACACCGATTACACTCTGCCTGTTTACCTTCTACTAATTCAACCCTTATGTGATGTGTGCATGTTTGTTTAGTGCAAATGTAAACCATGTAAGGTGGTTTACTAGGGTCACGAGTTAAGTCTTTCAGCTTGTATTTATGTAAGCACTTCGCCATTAACTTCACTCTCTTGTCTATGAGCACTCCACTTAGGTCCAATGTGGAAGTGTTCCTGAATCTTTCGTGTCATTTCCTCATCATTCTCACTGTTGCAAATCTTGTTGTAGATACACTTGGCACACTGAGTTAATCCAACCGGAGGAGTCTTAAGATGTGATTGCGGCCAAACATTTGATTGGATATTGTGGTCTAATATCTTTGCCCACATGATGGTATTCTTTAACCATCTTTCCTTTACTCCGTCTCCGATTGGAATAGCTACTCTTCTAAACTTCTTCTCCGGTTCATAACTCCTTTGTAATCCTACCTCATTAATGTAGACTAGGTTAACATCTTCCTTAACCGCATAGCCAATCAATTGATTATCTAATCCAATGTAATCGGCCTTCTGTTGTCTCCACTTGTGGTCAACGATTGACTTCCCAAGTATAGGAAACTCAGCGGTTAAATCTATTTTTCCCTCGTAGACTATGATTAGTTCCTCGTCTTCGTAGACTACGAAAGAGAATGAATCTTCAACACCGAGTATCTTAATGCCATCGAACTGGTAATACTTAGTGTATTGATGGAAGGTTTTAACAATCCATTCACTTGTTTGTAAGTCTAGGCTAAGTGATTGGTAGTGTTCTCTTCCTACCTCAGTAGCTTTCTCTACCGCTTCGTTCCATTCATAACCTTTCTGTAGTAATTTATAGTAGGTTTCCAACATGGTATGTCCTAAGTCACCACGTTGCATTGGTTGGATTATCTCATTGGGTCGATAGTTCTTCATGAAATTCAGATAGGTATAGAAAGGACACTTCTGAATCGCATCTAGTATTTGACTATCTAATGCAAGTATTCTTTTATCGTCACTCATAGTAAGTAACCAGTGTAGCACACAAATCAAACTTTGTCAAGTTGCCTCCTTCTTTAGTTGAAAGAATGTAATAGCTTTATTGATTAACCGGGAGGCAAGGATTCCAGCCGTCACCGGGAAGAAAACATGCGTCAGATTGCCCTTAGAACCTGCTAGGATAGGCTAGGACAAGGGTTCAGGCACCGAAGGCTACTGGAAGTAGGTCAGCCGGCGGAACGCTTGTCTAATGGGGTTTAAATCGTCCCAATGTAGGGACAATGTAAGGACAAAGAATCACACTAACTTATAACTTTACAAATAGAAAAGGGATGAGAGATTGTTAGTCTCCCATCCCTTTGTGTCGGTATTGATTAGTTACTTAGGCAGCCGCGTTCTGAGCCTGCTTCTTGAGAAGCATTCCCTTAATGAGTTCCGCTGCATCAAGGATTGAAACTCCCGTTCCTCGATTCAACTGTCGAGCAGTCCTCTTGAACACTGTCTTCTGTTCCTCGTTCATTGACATATCACGAAGGAAGTCGTCAAGCTCATCCTTATTCGCTTCCAGATTGTATGCCCGTTCATTGAATCCCTCGGCAAAGCAATCCAAAAGGATTTGCTCATCACCATTCACAAGAGAAAGGGCATCAACCATTCCATCCCCTTGTGCATCAAGAACACCTTCGGTAACAAACTCCTGAATCTTTTCCTTAACGTAAATGAGTTTGCCTTCGGCATCCTTTTCAAGTGGAAGCCTTACCTCTTCACCCTTCTCATCCAGCTTCTTTGTTCCATCATCGTTATAAGCTGGCCGGGTGTCTCGTTCAATATCCTTTTCCACCCACTTACCGATTGCCTTATAGGTAATCTGTCGGCTGTTAACGCCACGGGTGTTCTTTACACGCTCGATAAGTTCGATAGCCATTTTGTTTTCTCTTTTCCTATACACTAAAGATGTTTGAGTGAATCCCAACCATCGTGTAACTCTTACACTATCCTGCCGGAGACTAATCAGGATTGACTAGCCTCCGGCCTGTTACCATTCTAGCATACTTCGATTGCCGCTGTCAACTGTCCCCAAACGTGGACAACTTGAACCTTCTCCTTATACCTTCTCCCTATATTAATCGTCAAGTGATTCTAACACGTCCGCAAAATCGTCAAGCGTAGAAGGAGTATTCAAGTCTTCCACCCATTCTATTTCACTTTCGTATGGGCAAAGCTTGCAATACTCTTTATCCATTACACTGTAATCTTCTGTCTTGATTACCTTGCAATCCTGTGTCTTGTATTCGTTCTCTCCTTCCTCTTGGCCTTTGAAGAGCGTAAGGCCAAGATATTTGTTGTGACTACAGGGAAACAAGACTGCTACTGCATGGCCCAGTCTTCTGTTTCTCTTACTACGGTGAACATGAATCTCAATGACTCTTGTTTGTGGTCTCTTCATGTTACTCCTAGTGAATGATTAGGTCGTCATTACCGCCAGCTATAGAATGGAAGGTGTGCATTAACGCATCTACTTCTATTAGCTTGGCTTGGTAATGAGCATGTTCTCTGTTAGCAATCCTTAACATCTCAAGAGGGTCGTCAGTATTCTTTAAGATGCTAACGATTGTTTGATTCTGAACTGTAACAATCTGTTGATAAAGATTACATATCTTAATCAGCAAACTGTTTAGACTTGTTATCACTTCCAATTCGTCTTTCAACTATCTCCTCCAGTAATCTGATTCGGATTTCAAACTGTTGTTTCATCCGAACATTCATACGGATAGCAGTCATAAGACTATTCAAGTTAGCATCACCCCACAATCTCTTTACTCTGGTTGCGAATACGTTAATCTCTCCTTCTGTCATTGGTTGAATCATGTATTTGTTATTCATCGTTTCCTTTCAGCGCGAAGCGCCTACCAACCTTTCACTGGTTTGTTACGGCCTTTGGATTTGATTGCATCGTAAAGGGCAGACAGTAAACCTGTCTCATCCCATTCAGAACTCTGGCCGTCTAACGTTTCCTTCATTGACCTTCTCTTTACTTCAACAAGGTCAGTAAAGTATTCATCGATTGTGTTACTAGCAATAGGATACGTTGCATTAACGAATCCTTTTCTCTGTCCGATTCTTACCAGTCTACTCTCTGCCTGTTCTTCATTAGCAGGATTCCACTGTCTCTCTGCAATGATACAATCATTACATACTTCCTGTAGTCTGTCAACTCCTTCTCCCATTGCCAGTGTAGAACCAACAATGAATGGAATGTCTGGAGTATTTGCAAACTTAGCAACCAAATCAAATCGTTCCGTTGCTCCTAATCCAGAGTGAAACCTTAGTGGTTGTCCGTAACCACCATCTTTGCAAGTCTTACTCAAGAGAATGTGAATAGCCTGTTGCACATCCTCATGCTGGGTAAAGATTACCAGCTTACCGGCTGGATTCTCTAACAGAAACTCTTCAGCTAAGTCAACTGTTGGTTGAATCTTATTCAATCCAACAAGATGTCTCATTACTGCAAGCCTAGCAATCAGAACAACAGGGTCTTTCTTTCTTGTTTCTTCTTCCATTTCCCTAATGAACTGTGCTTCTGCTTCTAAGTAAGCGGCCTTGAGTTTCTCACTCTCGAAGTCTACATGGTAAAAGATTCGGTTTGCTTTAGTAACTCGCAATCCAATCTCTTCCTTCACTTGCTCTCTTGTTCGTCGGATAATCATATCCTTTGTATATTCCGCGAACCTCTCTGGATTCCACAATCCAGTATGCTTCTCATAGCCGTTGACTAACTCGGTCTTTACCCACCTTCTTAAGTATCCATCTCTAGTTGGAAACTTATTCGGGTCAAGTAAGTGTAAGATTGTGTAATACTCTGCTGCACTATTTTTAATTGGTGTGCCGCTTAGTGCTATCACATTCTTACCAGCCGCAATCCTCTTAACTTCATCGGTTCTAGCACTATTACCTTTGATAGCTTGAACCTCATCCATGACGATTGTCTTGAATGGGAAGTCATAGAATGGATTGTCTTTCTTGGTTGTCTCAATCTCATGTCCATACTTACTAGTCAAGACAACCTTCTGAGACTTACTAAACCTTCTCAGAATATCATAGGATGCAATGTAGATATTGAATCCCTCAATGGGTGGAATCTTTCCATCCTCAATAGTCTGAGGTATGAAATCGGTATCTCCCCAACTGAGTAACTGCACTAACCATTGCATCTTAATGTTTGATTTTGCTAGAATCAGACAAGGAAAGACAAGCTCAGGACAGTAAAGCATTGCATACCGAAGAATACATATTGCTTGGACCGTTTTACCTAGTCCTTGTTCATCGGCAATCAATACTCTGAAGGCATTACGAATAGCAAACTTAATGCCTTCAATCTGAAACGGATAAGGAGTATCGCCAGTTCTTTTATTCTTGAAGATGAACTTATGTTCTTCAAGGCCATTAGAACTAACTACTTCTTGAATCGTTTCTTGAACGGCCTGACTATCAATGGGTGGGGAAGGTTTGATTACCTCTTCCACTATGGCTTTCTCTTCAGGCCGTCCGGCCATATGCTTACACTGTAGTCTTACCAGTTTCTTTCCTACTTCACCGACTATCTCTTGCTCTGTCTTACAGAAGGGACAAGTCAATGTCATCCCTTATTCTCCTTTCTTTTCCTTAGCTAGTCTCATCTTCTCTCTGATTGCCGCTGCCTTACTAGCTAAGTCTTCGGCACTAACCTTAGGCACTTCTACCTTTGGTTTCATACTAGAAGCCAGTTGTTCTAGTGCTTCACTTAATGGCTGAACTTTCTCTGGCTTCTCAGGATTAACAAACCCACCATTCTGTTTCTTAATCTGTTGGGTTAGTTCTCTTATGTCAATCCCTAGCATAGACTGTAAGAGATTCTCTTTTGGTTTCTTCTCCCGCTTACGGGGTTCACCTTCCCAATTAACCTTAATGTGTGGGTCAGTGATTAGAGTATCTCGTTCACTTACCCACTTGGGAAGACCATGCCTACCAGCAATCTTATCGTGATGCTGATTGAGCATGGCAAACTCTCTCTTACAGTAGAACTCTATGCTATAGATTTCGATGATGCGTTTCTCTATATCATCTTTGCTCATCTTCTCTATGGCAAGAGTCTTCTCTTCAAACCATTTGATGTATAGGTCTTTGTCAATGTCGTATTGCCCCATTTGCTTCCCTTCTAGACTAAGGTAATAGTCTCGACACTTACCAGCACAGAAGACATACCACTTATCTCCTGTTCGTTCACCACAGAAGTTACAGTATCCATTTTGTTTTATCACATGGGTAATAACCTCTATACTGTCCACAAAGTAAACGGCCTTGTGGACAGTAACAAGCTATTAACTATTCATCTTTGCTTTCTTAGCACGTTGCATCTTCCTGATTATCTTAGCCAGCTTCTCTTTGTTCTCTGGCCGCTTAGTCCAATGAAGCTTGGTATACTTACGCTTCATTCTTCCTTCTTCCTGTTTCTTATTGACCTTCTTTGAAGACCAGCGGTAAGGAACAGGTTTGGCTACCCACTTATCAATGAACTCTTCTCTAGTAGGTGTTTTACCTTTTGCCTGCTCATTGAATCCTTCACTAAATACCTTAAGGATTTCATGTTCTACTCTCTGGCCTGAAGGCGGAAGGATTGAATCCAATTCATTCAGGTTTGCTTCGATGTTATCTGCAATCATGCGTAGCTTCTTAATAAACTCTCTCATCATACTAATTACTCCTCAAATGGAAGGTTCATATTGGGCACTTGCTTTACTAGCTCTTTGATGCTGAACCCATGCACATCAAATATGTCATACTCATAGTCACTACCGTTGTCTCTGATAATGAACTTACCATTCTCAAAGATGAACCGGCTAACGTTATGGAAGTCTACTGTGCTTCCGGTTCTGAACTTAACTTCTATTCGTTTGATTAGAAGTATGTTCTTCACTTGGCACTTCCTGTTCTATTAAGCGCGAAGCGCTCACTTGGCACTCCCCAATCTGATTATCTCATCTACTAACTCTTGATATTTCTTTTCCTTTCTTCTTTGTGCAGACTTAAGACGTTTCTCTGCATGGTCTTTGAAGGTTTCTTTCTTCCTATACTTGGCTTGATTAATTACTGGTTCTCTATTCCAAGTAGAGGATAGGTCAGCCCATGACCTAGGTTGTAGTGTTCCGTTAAGTAACATTCTACCATCAGATACGATTGACCAAAAGTTAATTTCTACTAAATCGTATGCAGTAGGCCAATACTTATGATGAGATACTGGATAGTCTCCTTTTACTTTCTTCCTAGAGCACTGATTCCACATACATTACACCGGGAATCACTTCGTATTGCATCTTACCAGTAGGAAGCCTCATCCAAATCTCCAATACAGACGTATCATCTCTCCAAGTGTTAATAGTAACCACGTTGTAGAAGGTGAGAGTATCTGACTCTATGATTACTCTCAATTTCATCCGGCCTCGTTTCATATAGTTCTTTGCGTCAGTGCATGTATTGCAAAGACAATCACAATTCTGTGGTTCCATACAGACTGCACAATTCATAATTTCCTTCCTTTCATTTCCTGCTCTAGTAGGTCTAGTGCCAATTCAAGTTCTAAGTTCTTATTCTCATAGGTAGTAGACCATGCAATAAGAAACTGTTTGGCAATCTCTAGTTCTTCGTCAGTTACATTAGCATTGAATGTAACCATATAGTGATTAGCCTTTGCAATCTTTTGGAAGGCAGTTGCTATGTCTCTAGCAATGCTTCTGGTTTGTTCAGGTTTCTCTATCATATTGTCCTTTTCTTAGGACGAAGCGGAGTGGCTTTAACTTTTCTACTTACGTAGTAACCTCAATAATCAAGTCATCAAACCTATGGACTTGACTAAGCTTTTGTCCAATTAAGTCTATGAGATTTTCCATTGCTTCTTCAATCTCTTCGACTGCTGCATCTAATTCTTCATCAGGCCAATGCTTAATGGTCTTAATGTTGACTTTCAGTTGGTAAAGAATCATTAGTAACCCATCTTCCTTTCCCATGCCAATTCTGTTTCATAGGCATAGTGGTCATCGATGATTTGTGTTACGTGGTCTTTCTCTTCTTGAGTAAGAGAATTCCAGTTTACTTCTGGTGCTACTCTATTCCCTTTGCATTCATTACAGGGAACATCATAGGCTCCACTAAAATACATCTCTTCAAAGTCTCTGTCTTCAGCAAAGTCTTCGGCAGTCAATCCATTACTATCAATGCTAGGATTAACGTGACTCCCTTTACCAGAACAAGTGCCACATACTTCATACTTAGCTGGCACTTCGTTTATGTCTTCGTCTTCTGGTTCTTCTTTGAGAGTGATTACCATTCTCTTCTCATCGAAGGAATGATACCACTTCTGGTCTGTTTCTCTTCGGTCCATACTAACTCCTTTGTCCTAATAGTTAGCGGCCTATAGGAAAGCAAAGTAGAGTTATTAAGACTAGGAAAAGAAATGTAAGAATCATTTCTCCCCATCCACTTTTCTCTTTCATATTAACTCCTTTTCTTTTCGATTAAGCGCGAAGCGCCTACCGCTCCCAATTGCCCTTCATTCTGGCAATCTGTTCGTCTGGCACATTGTGAACGCTCTTCCGAAGTGGGCCAGTCATAGTAACTTCTGTTACTGTGTAGTAGTTAGCCTCTGCCAAGTCCAAGTAGTCTTTCATTTCCCAACGCTTAACGAAGGTGTTAGCTACTGCAATGGTTTGAACTCCGGCAATCATTGCATACTTAACCTTATCCTTACACCAAGCGTGAGCCTCTGCCAACTTCTCTCTGTCATACTGATAGGCTCCGTCTTTCTTAAAGAACTCATCAGCCTCACAAACAATGTGAGCAATCTTATTGGCAAAGGTTGACTTACCTGAACCGGGCAATCCACGAATCAAATAGATTTGTCTCATCTTAATCCTCCTTTCTTAGTGAAATGCCATCCCTTCAGGTCTGCCAATTACGGATGGTAGGACACTCTTAATCTGTTACTGTATTACGTTAAGAGTAGGCAGTATTTAAGCACATTCCACTCCTTAAACCTTCTCTTAAGAAAGCTTAAGGAGAGGAATTACTCTCTCCCTATTTCCTACTTAGCGCCTAGATTAAGACGCTTTGGATTCTGCCAATCCTCCATATCCTCTACATCTTCACCAAGCCTATGGATGGCAATGGCAGCGTTCCACACAAACTTCCTACTCTCTTTAGGAACACTATGAAGAGAGTTTGTCTGCAACAACAACAGTTGAACTTGATGCTTAAAGGTAGCATCCTTCACCAACTGAATGTGAATGTCGTTGTAGACTAGCACGGTAACGATTGTAGAATCGTCATACCGTAGCAAAGCCTCTCCCTCGCTCTCATAGAATCCCAATGAGTAGAGGAAGTCTCTGACTCTGGCGTTATCACTCACGAAGTAATCCCAATCTGACTTCGAGTGATAACCACCAAAGAACCTAGAGCCAGTCAGATAGAAACTAAACTCTGACTTCTCTAGCTTACCGATGATTGAAGAATCATGCCTCACGTTCACAATCATACTAACCTCCAATGAAGAGAGTTATTCTCTTCCTTAAATTCTTACTTATAAGAACTTAAGGAAAGGAATAACCTTTCTTATTATTCTTTCTAGAGCCGATTCAGCGGGAACCGCTTACTCCGATAAGGCTTTTGATTCATGTAAAGATGCTTCAAAAGGCTAATCCGAGTGTAATTCGCTGCACTTTCGCCGGTCAAGTTTGGTTGCCTATGGGTGGTCTACAGGCTACCTACCGGCTAGTGACTGGGCTGTTACTGGCCTATGTTCGCCGGCTAACCCCTTGTCTAGACTACACTTAGTCCCTACCACCCTACTCTACCATACCCTTTGGGTAGTGTCAAGGTGTCCTGTTTTGATGACATGGGGTGTAATAGATTTAGTGTTTGATTCTTTATATATATTTTTTTTATTATATATAAAGAAGGACAAACCCCCCACCACCCCTGTCACCAAAAGAGGACACTACCTACCCATAAAATATGGGCAGGGAGAGGGATGGTAGACAAGAAAGTGAAGAATCCCTAGCAAATCCTGCAAATATGCCTGTTTTCACTACCCGGTATTTAGCCGGTCAAATGCCGGTCAATACTCGGTAGTTAGCCAGCATATAACCAGTAATGCCCGGCGAAGGTTAGGCGAATTGTACTAACTTTGTAGATTTGATTCAATGCTGGAGGATTAGAACCTTAATTTGAGTGTGGCAGAATCAAAACTTTCTCGTTTGGACTCGGAACAGTGTAGATAACTTCTAAAACTACTGCTCTGAATCCTGTTTTCTTTGCTAGACGGTGAGCTTCTGTGATTGCACTTTCCTTTGTTAAGTGCTCCTTTCGGGGTTTGTTTAGGTGTTTCACTTTCCGGCTCTCTGTTTTGATGGATGGAGAATCCAACATTACGTAGTAGCCCATACAGAAGACCTTTCTGTCCAGCACTGAATGAAACCTACAAGTTTTGTTTGTGTGCTTTACTGGTAGCCTGAAAGACTAGTTAGAACTTTGGGTCGTCGTAGCTATCGGAGTAGTCAGGGATTGACTTGGACTGATAACTCTTGTCCAAGGAATCCTGAACGTTGGAACGAAAGAGCATAAGACGATTCTCAGTCTCACGCAATTCCTCTTGCAGAGTCTTGATTTTGGCATTCAGACCATCCACCACGAAAGTCTGTGGTTGAATAGCCATAATTGCTTCAACCAATTCCTTTGCCTCACGCAATCCCAAATCGATTGAGACAGTGTGAAACATTGGTGAAGTCTCTTGTGTGTGAATCTTGATTGGCAATTCGCGTAGTGCCTTGATTGCAGCAATCTTGTTAGTGACCTTACTCAAGTCAATCATAGTAACCTCTTGTTTCTCAGGCTACCAATGAAGCACACAAACTGTTTGTAGGTTTGATAAGTGAGTCTATTCAAGAGAAGAGGCTGCGCTGGTTAAGAACTAATTCTTAACCTGCTTCTTGAGTCTGATTGCCTTCTTGCTGATTCCCTTCTCCCGGCGAGCATTGGAAACCTTTGCCCACGCAGAAAGCTTGGAAGAAAGCTTGTTGTCCCAATCGAACTTGGCGCATTCACCAAGTGTGAACGTCTTGTAAGTGTGAGCCATATTAACTCCTTGAAGTGAAGTGGAGAATAGACTCACCAACCAAACCTACAAACATAAACAATCCAATTAGAAGGGCTGATTTACAGTTCATTTAACCCTCACTCTGTAAATAACCTTATGGGCAGAGTATTAACCTCTTGTTTAAGGAGGCGGCACCATTCTAATTAGACTGCTGGAGATTAGATGCTCAATAGGTGAGCCGAGTAGAAAAGTTGAACTATTAGATTCGGCGCAACGCGCCTAGCTAGCGATTCCGTTCTTGATTTTGACTACCCAAACCTTAGCTTGGGATTTGTCACGAACTTGGAAAGAGCCGTCTGCCAAGTCTTCCAATGAACAATAGCCGGAGCCATTGTAGGTGTTCATTGTGAAGTCTTTGTTAGCGTTCAGGTCGAGAATTACAGAAGCGCGATTCTTGTAATCACGGCCATAAGCTGGTGTGAGTGTTCCGCCGGTAAGCTTCTCAGGCATTGTATTTGTCCTAATCTGGCTCACCTACTGAACACCTAATCTCCACAGGTTTGTGAGTTCGTTTGAGTCTACTAAGCAAGTTGACTTACTTGTTGCCGAGTGAATCGTTGGTGATTGACGTATCTTCCTTTACGGGAAGAACGGGAGCGACTTCGGAAGAGACTGGAACGGCTGTTGTCGAAATGACTTCACCGTTAGCAACCAGATTGACCTTCCACTGACCGGCTGCCTTCTTCTTGTCGGCAACCTTCTTCAGCTTGGCAGCAAACTCTTCCAGAGTGTCTGGTTCGATTTCTGCCGTCTTGAACTTCTTCTGGTTGATGTGGAAGACCTGAGCGTATTCGATGGCCTTCTCTTCCGTTTCTGCCAAGTCGTTGTCGAAGAGGAAGGTTGACACTTCATCAACTTCGATTTCTTCCTGAACAGAAGCGTAGCGAGTGATTTCAAGAGTGCCACGCAACATGGCCTCCATAATCATACGCTGGTTGTGATTGAAGAACGTTTCTACGGCATCCGTCACTTCCTGCCGAGTGCAGTCTTTCAGGAATTCGTAGGTAAAGCGAATTGCCTTACCGTTCACAATCACAGGTGTTCCAAAAGCCTCGATAGTCTGAAGACCTTTGACACCCTTACCCTTGCGGGCAATCTGAACCTTGTGGAGTTTCAACATTGGAACCTACCTAACCTTGTGAAAGGCCTAGTAGACTCGAAAGAACCCACAAACCTGTTAACTCTTGCGATTCTAACCTGCTAGCCGTTTAGCCTACTTAGCTGGCACGGTAACTGCAAGTAATACGCTTGTGTGGCGTTTACCCTAACAGTTACCTAAGCCATTCAAGAGGTAGTGTGACTACCAACCACTAGTAATGGATAGGGACGCTAACGTGATTAGCTGTCGCAAGAGCCTATTCAGTTTTCAAAGAGCGTGCCATAACACCTATCCAGAACCGTATTACGCTGGCGTCAGTCTCTGGCAGCAAGTAATGCCTACCTGCTAGCGACCTCTAATCAGTGCAAGAGGCTACACCTATACAATGCAGAATCGATGCCAGCTTGCCTCAAGGCTACCGTTTGCCCGGACAATCGATTAGTCACCTTGTAGGTAGATATTAGTCAACTAATACGCTAATAGGTCGACATTCGCTTTTTCTTCGCTATTGCCGGGAGTTTTAGGTTGTTTGACCTATAAGTATTAGTGGGGCAAATGACCTAAAGCACCACGGCCACCCCACCCATACCCCAAAACTATTATTGTTCCATTCCGTGGTCTGGAGGGAAACCTAGATACTGAGTGTTTTTATAAGAAAAGATACTAAGCATCTTTATCAAGAAAGATAAGAAAAAACAAATAACTAAAAATATAAAAAATAAAAAAATTAGGACAAAACATAGTGTGGACAAGCTGTGGACTGAGAAAACCTAAGAAAACACTAGGGAAACCGGCTTGATTTCTAACCTGTCCTGTGTTAAGGTGGTACCGCACCTGGAATTATACCCATGTATATTACTCCTGAAGAACTAAAACAAAGACTCGCTAAGACAGAGTTAAGAATACAGGAGAGGTCTAGAAAGCCGCGGGGGGAAGAGAAACGATTAACTCCGGATGAAAGGACAATGATTGGAATCCTTGAGTCAATCGATACCCAAAAGGCTGTCGCGGAAATTATGGGTGTTTCCCAGACAACAGTTAGTAACAATTCGAGAGGATTAGTAGGAGTAAGTACTGGAGTTAATAAAGAGCTTAAGGAATCAGTTGAAAAAGGAAAAACAACAATAGCAGAAGAAAGAATTGAACACGAAAAAAAGATTCAGGAACAATTAGTAACTAACTTAGCTGCCGCTCTTGGCCAAGTTGCCAATAATCTTTCTGGTACTGATGCGAGCGAAGCTAGCAGGATTGCCGTTGATATGTCTAAGATTCTTGACCGGGTAACTGGGAACGGTAAAGATCATAAAGGCAATCGAACGGCAATTATCATTAATGTGCCGAGTATGAAGGAAGAGACGCACTACCAAACGATTGACGTCTAGCGGTTCCCGCTGGATTGAACAGGGAGAAACAAATGCCTTTAGCGAACATTACGTGGTTAGACGGTGGATTAGTTGGCGGACCAGTAGATCCGGGTTATGGTGTTGGAACTCCAATGCCAGGTCGGCCAAGTAATGAACTTCCAAAGCCGCCCGGCTCGATTGGAACTCTTCCAGTGTTTCCTTTTGACCCTACTCTTCAACCAGACAATTCATTACCCGGTCCACAACCGACTCCTACTCCTCCCATTCAACTTCATCCCGGCCTTAAGCTAGTAGTGAAGTGGGTTGCTTGTTTAGGATTCGTTGCTGTTCCCGATAACTCTCTTCCAGATTACGCACAACCAAAGTAGGTTAAAATGCCTATTGATAAACCATATGCGTATCACAAGCCGAGTCAAGTAGGGCTGGAAAAAATCACATTATTACGCCAGAAATTTAGTGAAGTAGAAGAACTAATGAGAGAGGTTTGTCCTCCATCTCGTCATCTCTCTCATGCAATTACTTGTAATGAGACTACTGCAATGTGGGCAATTAAAGCAGTCGTGTTCAATGATCCAAATAGTGAGATAGAGGTATAACATGCCAAGTGGATACAATCCAGAAGAAACAGCAAGAGATTGGGAAACGCTCCAACAGGATACGGATTCCAAAACTCAACGTCTACGTATTAAAGGTGGCTGGCTCTACCGTACTGTAACGACAGCTTCACAGCACGTAGCTTTAGCGTTTGTTTCAGTTCATGACGAGAGTATCGATGGTTAAAAGTCTAAAGGTGGCCAATGAGAGTATGTCTAGCACTGTGCCTATTACTAATCGTAGGAGCATGTGATAGAGAAATAACTATCAATCTACCAACAGAGCCTACTCAAAAAGAAGAACCAAAAGTAATTACTAGCAAGATAGAGTTTAGGGTAGTTGGTAATGCTTCTTCTGTTAGGATTAGGTATAGTACTCCGGCTGATGGATTGATACAGACAGTAACCTCTTTACCATTCTTTGCAGCATTTAACACGACTGAGAGTTTACTGTTCCTATCATTAGACGTAACACCTTTAGCATTTCCATTGTCAGTAACAATACCTTTCCTATCAGCGCAAGTGTTCGTTAACGGTAATCTATTCCGAGAAGCAACTAGTAGTGATTTCTTCTCCACTACCTTATCGGTGACTGGAACATGGCGACGATAGGTAACTGGGAAGTTCTTATTGAAGAAGATAGAGAGTTTCCTAGAACTCCCGGTAATCCAGCTGATGGTAAGATTAGAGTAATAACGTATAGCTTTACTTACGTTCCTAGAAACTTTACATTACCACATCAAGAGATTTTCTTTTTAGAGTTTCGAGATGATGATGGAATTAGAGAGTTTTTAGTGGAGCGATTGGCTATACTAAAAACGGAAATCGTTGACAAACTTCCCAGTTAGGAGATTGACAATGGCTAATGAAAAGACTTACGATGCTCCCAAACCGGCTCCACTTCCTTCTACGCCCGTTTCATTAACGGACAAGGAAAGGGCTGAGAGAGATGCTAGGCAAACAAAGCCTGTTCCAACCGCTTTGCCTAAGACTCCACGAGAAGCATTAGAATGGGAACGTACTCATTCAAAGCATCCTCCTGTCTTTGTTGAAGCCAATCTGCCGGGTGACTTTGATGAACCTTTCAAGGTAGCAGAGCCAAGGGAATTAACTCCGGCTGAACAGGAAGTAAAGAAGCAGAAGGATGAACTAGTCAAACAGATTAGTGAAATCCTTGGTAAGTTTGACCATCGAGAGTCAAACATTCCTGCTAATCACGAATACTGGGCTTTGGTTGCTAAGTACCGAGCACTCTAATGATTGTCAAACTGATGGGTCAGCCGGGTACTTATCGTGGCATTAATACTGACCACGCAACTAGTGTTGTTGGTAGAGATGTTACTATTGCCCAGCCGCCAGAAGAATCAGGAGATAGGATATGGGTATTGGATGCAATTCAATACTCATTTGCTCAAGAGGATGGCGCTACTACGTCGGCCGCGCCGATTAAGAGTAGGCTTACTGTTCGGCTGGATGATAAGATTAAATGGGAAGCAGACATTCCAGATTGGACTGGAGTTCTGAATCTCTACATCCCCAGTCAAACAGATAAGACTATTAGTGTTACTCTAGCTTCTGGCGGCATAAACTACATTGGTAAGTTGAATTGCCAATGGCATTTAGAACCTGCTCAGTAATTGATAGTCTATCCGCTCTTGATCTTGCTCTGCTGCACGGCGCAGCCGGGCGGGTGAACGGCAGACAGGTAACGGTGAAGCTTCACACTAACCAGCGCACTTCGGGCACTTTAAATGTTAACAAATAGAATAGAAGTTCAATCGGTAGTTGAACGGGAGTTTACTCCCACAAAGAAGCAAAATGACTTTATCGCAATTCCTTGGTCTGTTAAGGAAGCATTGTACGGTGGTGCTGCTGGAGCCGGAAAGACAGAACTCATTATATGGTTGCCTCTTATCTATCAGTTCCATGAACATCCTTTGTACAAGGGAATCATATTACGTCGTAATCTCAAACAATTAGAGACTGAATTAATATCTCGTTCCAAAGAAATATATCCTTCGCTCGGTGGGGTTTTTAATGATACCAAAAAGAAATGGACTTTCCCCTCAGGAGCAGTTCAATATTTTGGCGGAGCAGATAAAGAGGATGATATTAGAAAATTCGACTCCGATCAATATAATCTCATCTCTTATGACGAGGCAACCCACTTTACAGAATTCCAGTATTCATATCTCGTTATGTCCCGGCTCCGTTCTAGATGTGCAGATCTTCCTGCAATTGCAAGAAGTGGAACCAATCCGGGTAACGTTGGACACGCGTATTTTAAAAAGCGATTCGTTAAGCCTTGGAAAGAAGGATACCGACTCCTTATCGATTCAATCACCGGACTGAAAAGGATATTCATTCCGGCAAGGATTCAAGACAATCCGACGCTATTAGCAAACAATCCAGAGTACATCCAACAGTTGATGTCTCTGAGTGAAGCAGAAAAGAAAGCTAAACTATATGGTGATTGGGATACATATGAAGGACAGGTCTTTAACGAATTCCGTCTTGAGCCACTTTCAGATGAACCAGACAACGCAAGACATGTTATTGAGCCTTTTTCGATTCCAAGTTGGTGGCCGAGATTCATTGCAATTGATTGGGGATACGCAGCTTACACTGTCATCTACTGGGCCGCATTATCTCCCAATGGTAGGGTCTTTGTCTACAGAGAATATGCCTTCAAAGGAAAGAAAGTTGTAGACTACCTAACAGATTTGATTAACTTAACCCAGCCGGAGGAACGAGAGATTCTAGCAAAGGTTAAGATTTGTCATTCAGCCGACCAGAACAAAGGTGAACCATCAACAATATATGATCAACTCCAGAAGTCTTTACGCAAAGCAGAATTCAAATGTGGCATTGAACTTGGAGAAAGAAATAGAATTAATGGTAAGTTGGCTTTACATGAATACCTCCGGTGGACGCCTAAGGACTCAGTGGCTAAAATATATGGAGGAGATTTCGACAAAGAGTATGCAGACAAAGTGTTCAGATTATATGGTCAAACAGCTTATGTAGAATATGTAAAACTATTTGAATCTGAGAAGGATGAAAAGAATTTACCCAAGCTTCAAATATTTGATACCTGTCCAATGTTAGTAGAAACGATTCCGGCTTGCGTATACGCTGACTCTCCTGAAGAAGGAAAGAAAGCGGAGGACGTAAAGGAGTTTGACGGTGACGACCCTTACGACTGTATACGAATCCTCCTCACCGGAATCAGGGAGTACCAAGTTCAAAATGCCAAGCAATTTGAGCATGATGCAAAGACTCAAGAAGCTATTAACCAACTTTCTCAAGGCGATCAAACAGCTTTTTACCGTAAGATGGAATACCTCGAATCAAAGAAAGAAGCAAGAAGCGGAACAACTTTCCGTCGTCGTGGCTTTAGAAGGTACCATTAGAGCAAAGGATGAGTTCATTGTTTACTTGCAAGATGAAGTAGCTGAACTCAAAGCTTTAATGAGAGATGAAAAGTTTGACAGAGTAAAGAACGAAGTTGAGTTCAAAGGTGCCAGAGGTTACAGGTCAGTTTACTCAAAGATAAGAGAACAAGCATTAGCTAACAAGGTTAAACATACTGCATTAGAGATTGAAGTAGAATGAACGGCCCAACTGAAGCTCCTCCAGAACTTCCATTAGATGATACTGGTGAGAAACCAAAGCAAGCTACAGCTGTGCCCGATGAGTGGAAATCTCTTCTTACTACTTTACTATCTAGATGTGAGTTAGAGGATGAGGCCGTCCACTACGCATGGGTTAGAAAAGCAAAGCGTTTGGAATTATACTTCAATAACATTGTCACTCTCTTCTGGGATAACTTACAGAATGATTGGAGTATTCCAAACTGGGACGAAAAAGAGAGTGAGGGAATTCCTCCTCGCATAATTAATATTTATCGTCCTCATGGAGAAAGCATCATAGCCGCACTCTCCGTAGGAGTACCTACCGTTTTATTCTTCCCTGAAGATGCTGATAACCCTGATGACATTGAGAAAGCTGAAGCCTATAGCTCTCTGGCTAAAATTATTCAGAAACACAATAAAGCAAAGTTATTATACATTAAAATCCTTTCCATTCTTTTCAATCAAGGAACTCCGTTCGTCTATTCCTACTCTAAGAAAGACAGAAAGTTTGGTTTTTATCAGGTAGAAGAAGTTAGTCTTCAAGAACAAACCTCTCATAGTCATGAATGTCCTGTTTGTGGTAATCCTTTTGGTGAAGGTAGTCAAGAAGGTGTTCCGCTTCAATGTCCTTCCTGTCAACAACAGGTTACTACCGAAGTAACTCCACAGACTGTTCAGATTCCTGTCCCTATTCAGGTAAACAAAGAGAAATCTAGAATCATTATTGACCCATTTGGAGTTCTCAATGTTAAAGTTCCTTACCATGCTAGGACGCCGGAGCATTGTGGCTTTCTTATACTTAAATTTGATCAGTCAATTGCTGCTCTTCGGTCTATTTTTTGTATAAACGGTCCTAATGGAGAAGAGCCGCTTGTTGATAATATTGAGCCTAGTACTGCTGACATCTCTGTTGATTCTACTATTAGATACCCTTCTGTCTACCTTAATAATCAACCGCAAAATACCGCAATAGTCAAGTGTGTTTGGTATAGACCTTGGCAATTAGAGCTAGTAACTGGTAAGGGTGACTCAGTTAATAGAGATATAGTTGACCAGATTAACAAAAAGTACCCAGAAGGTACCTACGTAATCTATGTAAACCAAGATCCGGTTGAAATTAACGGTGAAAGTATGGATGACCATTGGACTATGGGATTAGATCCTCGTAGTTCCTCACTCCATGCTGAGCCGCTTGGAACAAATCTTGCAATGATTCAGGATATTAATGCAGAAATCGACGAACTTGAGCTTCAGACGATGGAACATGGAATCGCTGAGCTATTCATTGCGTCGGACGCTATTGATTTCCAAAAGTATGGTAATCAGCAAGCTAAACCGGGTAACATTACCCAAGCATTCAAAGAACCGGGAAGAAACATTGCAGAAAACTTCTTTGAAACTCGTACTGCTCAGCTTTCCCCTGAAATTGTTGGGCTTACTGCTAAATATCGTAATCTTGCTGAGTTTGTTACTGGCGACTTTCCTACTGTTTACGGCGGCTCCGTTCCTGGAACTAGCACAGCGACGGAGTATACGAAAAGCCAGAATCAAGCGTTACAAAGATTGGGTACAGTCTCGGCAATAGCCTCTTTCCTTTGGGCAGACGTAATTGATAAGGCTGTTAGAGAGTATGCCGGTCTGTTAGAGTATGATGAGAAGCTAACTGATAAGACTTCAGCCGGATTTGAGACGACTAAAGTAGATCACATGTCTCTTAAACGAGGAGAAGTTGGTAATTGTGAACCAGAATTCTCTGAGTTGTTGCCAATCTCACCCATGCAGATCAAAGATACCATCATGCTCTTAATGCAAGCTAAAGATCCGATGGTAATGGCAATGCTCACCCATCCCCAGAATAATGAATTGGTAAAGAAAGCACTCTCCATTCCCGAACTTTACATTCCTGGAATTAATGCAAGGACTAAGCAGTATCGGGAAATCTCTCTGCTTGTTCAACAACAGCCGGTTCCTTCTCCTAATTCTCCATTAGGAATGGAATCGTCTATTGTTCCTGAGGAGTATGAAGACCACTCGGTAGAGATGGAAGTTTGTGTTGTTTGGTTAAGTGGTTTCAAGGGTCAGAAAGCGAAGGTAGAAAATCCACCCGGATACCATAATGTTTTCCTTCATTGGAAAGCTCATCAAATGATGCAACAAATGAGAACAGAAGTTCCAAATGAAACACCTCAAGGTCAAGAGCCAGATTCCGCTTCAACAAGAATTCCTTAAAGTAGGTGAATAATGTTTATTCCTAAAGTTTTCTATTCTCCTGATGCTGTTGGTGGAGCTGGTTCCCCAATTGGTCAGACCGATAAAACTGATAAAGAGATTTTGAATCAGGAGACTGATGATGCCATTCCCGATGAAGAAGTTTCCGATGGAGACGGAGGAGACGAAGAAGAAGACGAATCCGTTTCAGAAGATGAAGACGAAGAAAAAGAAGAAGAAGATGAAGAAGAATCCGATGATGATGAAGAGTCTGATGGGACTGGGGATGAAGATTTAGAAGAAGATGATGAGGAAGATGTTGAGTCTCTTGCTCAATCTAATCTCTCTAAAGCTGTAAAGAAGATTGCCCCTGAACTCTTTAAGAAAGTTCCCGGGTTAAGAGAAGCTCTCGAACGTGATAAACAGTTTGGAGAAGTATTCTCTACTCCAGAGGAAGCTAAAGTTGCTGCTAGGAATTCTGGCTTCTTAGCAGCAATGTATAACGATATTGCTTCTGGTGATGTGGAGAAGACCGGGAACTTTCTTAAGGCAATCGAGAATACTAATAAAGAAGCCTTTGAGGATTTCTCTCATACTATTCTAGAATCCATCGGTAAACTTAATCCCCAATTGTATGGGGAAGTAATGTTAAAACCGATGAAGAAAGCGTTAATGGCTATGTACCATGACGCTTTAAAAACGGGCAATAAGAATCTTGCTGCCGTAGCTATTCATGCACATAACTATTGGTTTGATACGCAGGATATTAAGGCTCCGTTAGAAGAGAGAAAGGCTACTAAGAAGACAAAAGAACAAGAAGATTGGGAGAAAGAGAAAGAAGAATTCGAGACTACCAAGTCTCAAGAATTTAAAGGTGCAATCACTGAAGTAGTCAATCATAGCATGAAGTTGTCTATTACGAAAGAACTCGATGGCATTAAACTTGACGATTACCAAAAGCGAAACATTATCCGAGACATCTTCACCGGAGTTGACGAGGTTCTTGGAAGCGACAAAAGATACCTCGGAGGAATCCAATCTCTTTTTGATCAGGCCAGAGGTTCCAAATACTCACCTGATTGGAAGTCTAGAATTGTTAAGGCTTATTTACAAAGAGCCAGACAAGCCTTACCAGGTGTTCGTAATAAAGTGTTGCGAGAAGCCGGAATCAGAGTGAAAGAGCAAAAGTCTGAGTCACGCCGACTTGTTCCTGCTGGGTTGGGTGGCAATAAAAGTGAAGATAAGATTGATTTCAGCAGAGTTGACCGTTCCAGAACAACTGATATGGACATCCTTAATGGGCGTCCAAAGTATCTCAAATAGGAGTTTAACATGGCTGTAGGCGGAACGCAGCTCCTCTCTGTTGAAATGGAGAAGGTTCGTAAGAAGCTCTCCATGCTCTACGAGTTGGAGTCTGCCAAGTTCTTTTCGACCGTAGAGAAGAAGGATACCGAAGTTATCTCGGAAAGAGATATGCGGATTCCTCTCGCTATTGGTCCGGGCGGATACTTCGGGTATTACAATCCCGATGGTGGAGATTTAGGGATTGGTGACGGCCAGACTTACGACAAGGCCGTAATCAATACCGTAAACTTCAAGCACGCAATTCAGTGGAACACAAAGGCTCAGTGGGGAACGGATGACTCACGGAAGTCTGTCATTAACTTGTTCAAAGAGTTGATGGCAAAGGCTATGCCTGAGTTCCGTCGTCAGACTGAATCTCAGTGTATGACTGCTGGTAATGGAGTTCTCGGAACCATTACTTCACTGTCAACCACGACGCTAACCAATGATACCTTAACCATGACGACTGATGGTTATGGTGTTAAGTTGCTTCGTAAAGGCCAGAGAATTCTGGTTTACGATTCGGCTTTAGCTGCTGCTCGTTCAGCTACTCCAGCAAAGATCATTGGATATGACTTGGTTAACAAGCGTATTCAGCTGGATGCAACGATTGCTGCTATTGCTCCGACTGACGTGGTATTACCAGAAGGATTAGCCGGTGCCAATCCGGTTGGACTCTTTGGTGTTCCTTATCACGTTCAGAACTCCACCGTTGGTAATTGGTTAGGACTTCCGCGTGCAACAACGCCAGAAGTTCAGGCCAATCGAGTTAATGCTGCCGCTGCTGCATTGGCTCCTGCGTTTGCCCGTCGTGCAATTAATGCGATTGGCGATCGTTTAGGAATGGATAACAAGACTCCTCTTACTGCATGGATGCACCCCTGTCAGGTGCAGGCTTATGAAGCATTAGGCCAGCTTGTTTCCATCATCAACAAGGAAGCTTCGGAACAGGGGCTTAACTTGTTCTTCTCTGAGAACATGAGGTTGGCTGGTGCTCCTATCAAGCCTAACTTTGTGTGGAACAAAACTCGAATTGATTTCTTAACCAACGATCATTGGGGTCGAGCGGAATTGCATCCGATTGACTACTACACGGTCGAAGGTCGAAAGATTTTCGAGATGCGCGGAGCTAGCGGTGGAGTTGCTACAAGCCAGATCTTTTACATTGTAGCATCGTGGAATCTCTTCTGCGATTGTCCACCGGCCCAAGCGTATATCGACAATTTACTAGTTCCCACTGGCTACTAGTACGATTGCGATAGCGAAGGAGTGGGGAGACGGGTGGCCATCCTTGTTTCCCCATCTCTTTTTCAAAGTGAGGTTAAAGTGGAATTAGAAAATAGGTTACTAAAGCATCGCTATGTTGATTCAAACGGGTGTTGGAACTGGATGGGAAATAAGCAAGATGGTTATGGGAGAATATCATATAAAGATAAAATGAGATTAGTTCATAGGTTAGCAGCATTTACTTGGTTAGATTTTGATTTAGATAGTAAGATTTTAGTATGTCATAAATGTGACAATCCAAGTTGCTTTAATCCAGAACATCTATTTCTTGGCACTGATAAAGATAATATTAGAGATGCAGCTAATAAAGGTAGAATGGTTAATGAGCATACCAATAAAACTCATTGTATGTATGGACATGAATTTGATGAAGAGAATACTTATCGATATGAGGGAAAACGATACTGTAGGACGTGTAAAAATAATAGAATGAAGGTTTATAATGACGCTGGTAGAAGTCTTTAACGAGCGACTAATTCAGTTGTATGGGTATGAACAACTTACTCAACAACCAAAATATCGTATTGTTTGGTCTGATGATCAAACAGAAAAGAGATATGGAAGTTATGATCTCTTATCTAAAGAATCAGGGATTTGGCTAGGTGTTAAGCAGGGCTTAGTAGAGATAAAGAAATACTGGTATCTTAAGGAGTGTTATTTACTCGAAAGAGTAGAAGCCAATCTCAACCGGCAGGATACATTATATGATAAGTGGACATACGAGCCGATACTTACTTTCCTTGACAAAGAGGACAATCCGTTACCTCTCAACTGGAGAGCTATTGAGTTTGCAATCAACCATATCGAAAAAGCTGAAAAGAGAATCCGAACAGAGAGTGAAGATCTTCAGGAAGAAGAAAAGAGTCTTGAAAAAGAAAGTGAAGTAGTCTATTCTCATTTAGACAAACCGGACCCGACTAAAGAACTACCCACGTTTACTAACTCAACGTTAATACCAAAAGGATAACAAAGTGCCTACTTCCACAGTCCTGAGCATATGTCCCTTCGAAACCATTGAAATCAAACCCATTGCAAGAGGATATTTTAAAATCCCCGCCGCCCCAAAAGACGATTTCGTTTTGGTACTCATTGAAGAGTCGTCTTACATACAGAGGCTTCCGGCAACGGATCATAACATTGTTGTCCCTGTTGCTAGTCACCATATTGCTAAGTCTATTGTTGACGACTTTATTAATACTGTTATTGAGGCTAGCGATGAAGCTGGCCCTGGAATGATGTGGTTCGACCACAAACTAACTAGAGAGCAAGTTCTTAAGGATCATTCTGAAGAACTTAAAGCTCTCTTTGAAAGACAGATTCAATGGTTCAAGAATCTCTGCCGATTAGCAGATGATGACTGGAGCCAGTATAAAAAGATTGGATTGATTTCCGGCCACCAACGCTACGCGGCTCAGTATTTAGGTTACAAACCGGCTTGGTTGCCAGAGTACAATCCCAATTCTGGGCTGATTGATTGCCCGGCTTGCTTCTCTAAGATTGATGCCAGAGCAGTTATTTGTATTAGCTGCAAGGCTGTGCTTGACAAGAAGAAGGCTTTGGAGTTTGGCATTATTGTCGAACAGCCAAAACCTTTAGCAAAGGTATAACATGGCTCTCTTAGCATCAGAAGTAATGGATCGTTCGAGAGCAATTCTTAATGATGTGGTAGGAGATCTCTACACAAACGTAGTTCTCATTCCATATCTTAAGATTGCTAACGATGATCTTTCTGATGAACTAGTAGACAACGGCTCAACCGTTTCCAAAGAAATATCCCAAGCCATTCCTCTTTCCGCTGGAGGAACTCAACCAGCTTTGCCTAATGATATTATTGTTCCTATTGAAATCTATGAAAAAGATTCTGGTCAAGATGATTCATATTATAGATACATGGAACAACGACCATTCCTTCCTAACATTCTACCCGGTAGAGAGTTAAGTGTTTGGTCATGGCGAGAACAGGCAATCAATGTTCTTGGTTCTAACCAGAACAAAGTACTTCGAATCCGTTACTACCGTCTCATCACTCAGGTATCTGGTGAGAATAGTAACATTGAATTAACTCATGCTCTAAACTATCTGGCTTACCACACAGCCGCTTTAGTGTCAGAACATGTTGGACAGAACCGAGCCAAGGCGATTGACTTGGAAAGTGTAGCCGCAGTAAAGTTATCAAAGTTACTGAAGAAAGAAGTGAAGCAGACTCACTCTAAGGCTACACGACGTAAGCCTTTCCGACTTAACAGATACATTACTTTTACGAGGTAGGACAATGGCAGAAGCAAAGGTAACTTTCACGACTGGTGACGTTTGGGATGATGGCAAAAGGATTCATGCCATTGGACGTTTAACAGTTGCTCCTGGTGCTGATACTTACGTTACTGGTGGCAATGCTTTTAACGTATTAGCTAATACAGTTGATGGAGCCGGATTAGGTGTTCCTCTACCAGTTGTTCAGCAACAGCCAGTCTGGATGAACGCTGTTGGTGGTGCTTACTTTGGTCAATATCTACCAGCCACACAGAAGATGAAGTTTTCTGCCATTGTTGGTGGTGCAGAAGTAGCTGCTGGTGCTGTTCCTGCTCCACTCTCAGGAGATACAATCAACGCTTACTTCATATTCAAGAAGTTCTAACAGTAGTTGGTGGAACTGCGTATGCCTCCCACTAAAAGAACAGGTCTTCGGGATCACGAACAGATTCCGATTAACCAATGGAAGGGCCTATACTTCAATGGTATAGATGACGCAGTTCCACCTGGCTACTTCATCGACAGTTTGAACACTTCTTTTGAACAGATAGAGGTTCGGACGCGGGATGGATTTACAAAGATCTTTGACTTACCAAACATCAGGAGATTCTTTGTCTATAAGAGACTCAATGAGACTTCCCGTTACTTGATACTCGATACTAATGGCTCTCTTTGGGATTCTCTCTATGGTTCTCCATTAGTAACTAACGCAGCGTTCAAAGACTTCAGTGCGCTTAACTACCTTAATCGCGCTTATATTACTTTCCATGATAGGGTATCTGGTATTGAAGGTACGAACGTACAAGTTTATGAAGGCGAGGGACCGGGAACTTTACGAGCCGCTGGTGGAACTCCTCCAACTGGTTTTACTCTTGTTGGTTCTACTTCTGTTAACTCTGGTGATTTAGGCTTAGGAACTTATTTAATAGCGGTTTGCTATGAAACATCAACTGGATTCATTACAGCACCCGGACCTGAAACTTTTGCTGTGTGGGATTCTCCTGGTGGCTTTAAGCTTAATGTAGATGGGATTGGAATTGGGCCTTCAGGAACTATTGCAAGACGGTTGCTTATTACTAAGTCCATCCCACCGGGACTTTACACAGGGAATCAATTTGGCTACGAGTTCTTCTTTTGTCCGAACGGAAGAATCTTTGATAATTCCACTACCTTCCTACATGACATTAACTTCTTCGACGATGACCTTATTGACTCAGCGGATTACTTATTTGACTCCAGAAACACAATCCCATGTGGATTAGGTTTAACTATCTATAACAATAGGATGGCCCTGTGGGGTGTTCCAGCTTTTGAACATTATGTATTCTTTTCAGCGGCTATCTTTGTTGAGAACTTTGACCAAACTGGTGGTTTACTATTCCTTGATCCTTCTGATGCAATCTCATCTATTAAGAATGTGGTTGACCATGAGACCTCTTTACTCATTCAAACGCAAGACAGAACGTATATTACTGTTGATAATGGTAATGATCCTGATAGCTGGCGTTGCGACCCTCTCGACAAAGCAATAGGTGCCGAGTGCTTCTCTGTTTCAAAGATTTTAGATTCGCGAGGAACCAGTGTCAAACGATTCTTCCAAGGGGACAAATCAGGAATATATTGTTATGAAGGTGGGGGATTTGCGGACCCTCCTTTTTCAGATAATATCGCAGGAGTCTGGGCCAGAATTAATAAGAAAGAGTTTAATAAAGTCCAACTTGTTGATGACCCGGAAGCGAAGTTACTCTATGCCTCGGTCCCATTAGATATTGCTACTGAGTGTTCACATATTCTTGTTGGTGACTATAACAATGCTTTCAATCGCTACGGCCAGTTAGTAGGAACATTAGTCCGATGGAATCTCTGGGCATTTCCTTGGTCCGTTACTTCCATTGTAGCAGATAGTAATTTAGATGCTGAAACTGTATTCAAACAATCAGGTTTCTCAGGACATATTTATGAGCAGGATAAGTCAGTAGTTCTTGACCACGGAACTAGAATTACTTCATATATTCAAACTCACTTACTAAAGACTAAGGGTTACTTTGTTAACCATTTTGGATTCTTAGAAGCAAGAGTAGAAGGAGTCGGCTATTTCAATATCTATCTCTACGGAACTAATAATGAGAAGATAATGAATCCTCCTCGTTGGACATTAAAAGAAACTCCCAATCTCTATTACCAAAAACTCATTAACTTTGTTGATACTAAGATGTCTGTAAAGTTAATGAGTAATCTCAATGCAGGAGAAAGATTCACTCTGTTTGAAATGTCAGTGGATGCTAAATCTCTCTGGGCAGAAACGCCTAGAATCGTTGAGTAATGGCTAACGAGAACGCGATTCGCAATTTAATACGAATCGAGGATAAATCTAATCCTACTCTGTTTCGTGCTCTCCAGTTGATGATTGATGATTTATATACTGTTCATAATAAGGTATTTCCACCTAAAGTAATTGGAGGAGTTGACCAAGGCGGAATCATTAAACCGTTAGGAGCGGTTCAGAACTTTAATGGGGTGGCCTACCCCGATAATCTTAGACTTGATTGGGATGACTTACCAGGAGCTTTTCGTTACCACATTAAGATGGGTAGCGATTGGGATACTGCCAAGCATATTGTACTTACTGCTACTGATGTTGCTAATGTCGATCCTGTTTGGTTAAACTTGGTATATGGTACTTATCAATTTTTAATTAGGGCAATGAACCTAGAAAGTGAGTTGGGAGACTCGGCAGCAGCAACATTAATTATCCCAACAATACCTCCACCAGAACTTGCAGTAGAAGTAGTTGTTTCGACAGTATTATTAAGATGGACTGTTCCAGCTTCAGCTTGGAGAGTTGACCATTACATAATCTATAAGGATAACGTTCCGATTGGTGCAATCAACGGAACCTTTAAACTGATTCAGGAACAAGTAGGTGGTTCGTATGGCTACTCTGTGGAAGCAGTTGACATTGTTGGTAATGTTTCTACTAGGTCGGCCACTCAAGTTGTAGATTTACACGATCCATCAGAGTTTGAATTTGTTGATGAGTTACAAGCAGACTATACTGGAATTTATGACCATACTCAATCACTAGTTATTGATGGGTTAGTAGGAGTTCTTGGCCCAATTTGGCCTGATAAGACTTGGGAAGAACATTATGTAGATTTTGGATTCATTTCTCCACAAGACCAAGTTGATAAAGGTTATCCACTTTACTGGCAACCAGCTTACAATGGAGTAGGATCTTATGAAGAAGTATTTGATTTCGGACAGATTCATGAAGAACTAAGCATTGTTATAGATTATAATAAGCAGCAATTATATGGTTCTACTAATATTACTACTGAGTTTTCCTATTCTGATGATGGAATAACTTACACTACTCCGGTAGTTGGAAATGGTGCTCTTGCTCCATCCTTTAGATATGTTAAAATAAAGTGGATTTTTACTAATATTGATGATGTATCAGCCGCTTTCATTTCTAATCTAAAAGTAGTTCTCAATGTTACTCTTACTATCGACTCTGGTTCTATTGATTGTTTTGCGACTGATGCGGGTGGTACGTTGGTAACTTACAATAAGGTATTCACAGGTATTTCATCTGTAACGGCAACGGCAGCTACTTCCTTACAACCTCTCTATGCTGTTTGTGATGCTGTTAATAAAGATAACTTTAGAATTTTAGTATTTGATTCATCTGGTCATAGGATAAATTCTACGATTGACTGGAAAGCTAGGGGAGTAATTTAGTGTTCATTCGCTATAATGAAGCATTAGATTTTTGGGAGTATGATACCTCTGCTGGTCAAGATGGTTCTGGACCGTGGTCTGTTTTGCCTATTGATTATGCTAAGATAAATAATCTTCCAATTATTCCACCACCCTACACATTACCAGCAAATGTTGCTCTTAAAGATGTAACTAATATTTTTACTCAATCTCAGAAAATTGAAAAAGCTGTTACTCCATCTTTACAATTTTCTGATATTACTCAACCAACTGATTTAGCTAAATTTAATATAACTAATTTTTCACAGGAATTATTTTTACAAGCTGTTAATGGTGCTGAAAATATTCAAACTGGAGCTTTAACTATTACCAGAACGGGTGATGGTTCTTTTACTGGTACTATTAGAGAACGTCAGAGAACTGTTGCACTTGGTGAATGGATTAATGTTCCTTATAATGCTGGTAATTATACAGGTCTTGGTGGTACTTGGACAGTTAGTGCTGGAGCTATTCTTGAAAATAGATATACATTAATTGGAAAAACAGGAATATATGTTTTTATATTAAATGCTTCTACTACAGATGGAAATGTAGGTCAGCTTGCAATTAAAAATCCAATGCCGGGTGCTACTGGATATGCAATAACAATGGCTAGAATGGGAACGGCAGATGTAATAACTGCATATGCTAATAATGGAGATAATAATATTTATATGATTCGTCCCGGATTTGTTAATTTTCCAACTTCTACTGGATCTCTTTGGTTTTCGATAGTAATGAATGTAGGGTAAATTTGAATGGCTAACTGGAATTTACCAACTCCTGCATCTGGATACATTAATTTTGTATCTGAGATGAATGATAAAATAGCCGATGCTGGCAAATTGAATTTTGGCAATCCTATTAATTTGCCAGATAATGCGATGCGTTTCAATCGCTCTCTTAATAATTTTCAGGAGTGGCTTGCTGGAGCTTGGTTTGATAAATCTATATCTGTTTATGGCGGAGGAACTGGTGCTGTTAATCCTGAAGGTGCAAGAATCAACTTAGGTTTGGGTAGCATGGCTACTCAGAATGCTAATGCAGTAGCTATTACTGGTGGATCTATTACTGGTGTTGCAGTTGATATTAGTTCTGTTACTGGTATTGTTGCACTATCAAAAGGTGGAACCGGCTCAGCATTAGCATTAGGTTCTCAAGGGTCTGTTTTAATGTCCTATGGAGGAATAACTCAGTTTGTTACTGGAGCGGCTATTGCTGAACTTAATGCTAGTAATTTAACAGTAGGAACAGTTCCTGCTGCAAGATTATCAGGAGTAGCTTTTCTTAATATTCCTAATATATTTACTAATAATAAAAATACCTTTACAGGAGATGGAACAAAAGAAGCTTTTACTCTTCAGGCTAGCTATCCTATTATTAATTTTTTTAATCCAACTATAGGTCTTAATGAGAAATATGTAAGATTTTGGTATGCTGGTACAGAACTTCTTATTCAAGCATTAGATGATGCTTATACTACAGCGCCAACAATTTTCTCAATTAATCGTAGTGGAATAGTAACATGTTATGGTGGGTCTATTCATAGTCTTAATGCCGCTAATTTAGCTTTTGGATTTGTTCCTACAGCAAGATTAGGTACTGGTGCTGCTAATACTTCTACTTTTTTAAGAGGTGATGGAACATGGGCTGTTCCTCCTGATGTTGTTGGTGGTGGAGCAACTGGAGCATTTGTTCCTTCAGGAATGATTGCACTATTTGATACTAACTGTCCAGTCGGATGGACTCGTTATTCTGCATTAGATAATAGGTTTCCATTAGGTAGTTCAGGAGCCGGTGGAGTTGGTGGTTCTAATGATCACTCACATTCATTTGATGTAACTTCTGCTGGTGGTGGCAATCACGATCATTCATTTGGTGGTTCATTTGGTGGTTCAGGTTCTGGTAGTGGTAACTTTGGTGGAACTACTGGTGGACCTTCTAATTCTTCAACGGCTGATGCAGGTGGAAGTTTTGATGCAGGTAGAGGTGATCATACCCACGGATACAATGTTGCTGTTAATCTTAATGTAAACGTAACTACCAATATTGATGGAAGAACTGGTGCTGGTGGAGATCATTCACATAGAGTAGCAGGCGGAACAGGTGGAGCGAATCATATTCCTCCCTACTTCACAATGGTTTTCTGTCGTAAAGATTGAGGTGGCCAATGCGTAAGTTAGAGTTTAGAAACGATGACGAAAGTAAGAAGCGTTTTGAAGTATTGTTTCATGGTTTAATTGTAACCGGAAATACTAACACTAATAAAGGTTTAACTGTTCTCAATCGAGAGATTAATCTTCTGGATAAGTTAGAAAGTATTTCTTTACCCTGTGAATGTGGTAAGAAACTACCAGGTTTGGATGAGCCTGATAGAGAATTAAACTTTGGTGATGATCCTGTTCTGGCAATAGGTATTGACGATCCAGAGTTTGACTTACTCTATGACTATGTAGGAAAAGTTCCTTGGTCAATTGGTCAGCCGGCTCGATTAGCATTAAAGACTTTAGCATGGTTAAAGAATCCAGGTTCCAATGGAAGTTCGTCCAGCTAAACAAGGTGATTGGCCGTCTCTTATAGAGATACACAAAGGTCATTCCTTTCCGTTTCCTGACTTCAAGAATATGTTAGACGTTCTTGTAGTTGAACATAATGGAAAGGTGATAGCCTGGGGATATACTAAGAAATATGTAGAGATAGTATTTGTACCAAAGAAAGACTCCCTCAAAGTCACCAAAGTTAAAGCTCTCAAGTTGCTATCCGATAAGTCAACTGAACTTACTAGAGCGCGTGGAATTGACATGGTTCATTCTTACGTTAAGGATGAAGATTTTGTCAAGCTTCTAGTAGAGCGTTTTAACTATGGTGTTTGCACTGGGACACCATTATTCTTGGACCTAGACAATGGCTAAAGACGACAAGAAAAATATTTATAACACTACAATGGGGCAAGTGTCCCAATCTGAACAGAAATATAATGCTTTGTCCGATACCATTGGTGGTAGAGGTGATACCACTTGGGATAGGGCTACGGAAAACTATAATCCTGCATTTGAGGGATATAAAAACTATGCTTCTGGTGGTGGCCTAACTCCAGAAGATATTGATAGAATGAGAGGGGCTTGGAAAGCTACTGGTGAAGCTGGTGGAGGTGGCGGTGGTGGTGGGTGGGGAGGAATTAGTGCTAACCTTCCCGGTTCATCTGCCTATGCTAATCTTCATTCAGCTTATGCAAATGCTTACCGGCCTGACTATGGAGAAGCAGATACTGGCTTTAGAAAGTTAGCTGGTAAGGGTGGCGGATTTGATGAAGACCAGCTAAATAAGATTTACGGAAACGTAGATACACTGACTGGAATCGGACAAACCGGCGGTATTACTGACGAAGACAAACAGAATATTCTTAGAGAGTCACTATTAAATCAAGAGAAGACTGGCGGCTACTCTGAACAAGATAAGGCTTTAGTAAGAGCTAAGTCAGCCGCAAGCTCCCCAGCTTACTTTGCTGCATTAAAGGATAACCTTGCTAGACAGAGAGGTCAGACTGGTAATCTTGCTAATGCTGGTGCAGTAGATTTTAAGATGGCAAGACAAGGTGCCCAACAACAGGGTCAAGATAGATTGACTCAGGAGATGGCACTACAAGAATCTATTCGTGGTGGAAAGGAAAGAGCAGGACAGTTTCTTTCTGACCAATCAATGGATTTAACTGGATTGAGAACGGCTAATCAGTTAGCTGGTGCCCAAGCCGGTGGTAACTTAGGTCTTTCTACTCAACAAGGTATTACTGCTAATCAGGCTAGAGGATTAGCTGGATTACAGGAATCTCAAACTGGTTTAGGTCAGTGGGGATTAGGTCAAGCCGGAGGATTAGACCAGTTCGGATTAGCTCAAGCTGGTGGTTTAGACCAATTCGGATTGTCCAAAGCTCAATTGGATATGCAAGCTCAGATTGCTAATGCTCAGGGTGCTGCTGCTGGCTCTGCTGGCAGAAGTGCTCAACAATATCAATCTGCTAGGGACCAAGCTGAGTTTGAACAGTGGGTTACTCAGTATGGCAATCAACAGAAACAGTACGGTATTGGTGGTTTAGAGAGTCTATATGGTACTAACTTAGGTGCAAGTCAGAATTATTCTGGAATGTCATTAGACGCATTGAATAGTAAATACCAAACACAAGGCAATCTACTTGGATTAGCTAATCAGACTCGTGGTAGAACAGCAATGGAGAATATGTCTACTATTGGTGGATTGGTTGGTAGTGTTGCTGGAGTTGATTGGTCTAAGTATGGTGGTGGCGGACAAGATCCTTATACTGGTAGTACTGGTTGGGATAACTCTGGTGTAAATACTGGTGTTTCTTTTGGTGGTGGTAGTGGAGATAATTTTGGTGGTTATGGCGGTAGTGGTGTTACTTTCCGTCGTGATCCCAATAACTCTACTTATCAACCAGGTTATACTTTTGGTGGTGGTAATCCTGGTCCGGGTAACTATCCTTGGGAATAACTACGTTATTAGGATAATTCAATGCCTTACATCAGAAGAAACTATACGCCGTTTCAATACACTCCACAGAGTTACCAACCAGTAACTCAACAGCTTCCTTATGGTCAAGAGCAAGAACCATTTGACTATGAGAAAATGCTTAGGCCACAGCCTCCTCCACCTACTCAGGCTGAGAAGCCACCTATTGATTTCATGAAACAATATGAGGAAATTAATAGGAATAGACCTAATAGATTAGCTTATCAAGAAGCTGTTCAAAAAGGTCCAGAAGTGATTGAACGTGGCAAGTGGGCTAAACTAGCTGCCGCTTTGGCTGCTGGTGGAACCTACTTAGGAACAGGTGATCCTGTTGCTGGTGCTAAATTAGGTTCATCTGTTTATCAAGCTCCACAAGAAAAAGCTAAAGAACGGTATCGAGAGCGTATGGTTGGTCTTGGTAACATGGCTCAGTTTGAAGAGAGTGATGTTGCTGCCAAGATTAAGGCTCTTGAGATGCAACAGTCTGATTGGTATAAACAGAGAGAAGATGCTAGACAACAGAGAGCTTCTACTCTACAGGAAACACAAGAAGAGAGAGCAGGTAAACTGACTGAGCTTCAAATGAAGCATATTGTTCAACAAATGGACTTGGAGAAAACTGACACTTGGACTGAACCTAAGACTGGTATTACTTACAAGAGAGATTCTAAGGGTAATGTTAGAGCAGTTGGACAGACAGCTTTAACTCCAGAAGAAAGAGCTGCTGGCCTTGGAGCAGATGAAAAGGCTAGAAGAACTGCTGCTGAACCGTTTGAAGTAGCTGATGATGCTAGACAAGCTGCTAGTTCTTATCGTAATACTATGGCAGGAGTTGAAGGTAGAAAGGAAGTAGCAACTATTAATCAGCAGGGTGCGGCTGAACGGGCAGCTAAGAGATTAGAAGCTCAAGCTAAGACACTCAAGCCGGGTGATAAGAATGGACAGGCATTGTTAGAGATTGCCGCTTTTGTCCGTTCCAATCCAGCTTATGCTGATATGATTGTTATTGATTCAATGGGCTTACCACAAGCCGTTGGTAATAGTCTCATTGATACTGATGCAACTAGAGAAGCTAAGGAACAACTTAGAACTGCTGTTGAAGCGGCCTATAAGAAAGCTGCTGGCGGTCCGCCTTCTGCTCCTAGTCAAGAAATGACTCAACAAGTTAGAAGTAAGACTGACCCAAATAAAATAGAAACTGTTTATTCCTATGATGGTGGCAAGACTTGGAGTTTTGAGAGGAGGAAGTAATGCCGCCTCAAGGTAGAACTTATAATCCATCTGAGTGGGAACCTATCTCTACTCCCACTAGAACTTATAATCCATCTGAGTGGGAACCTATTAATAAGCCTGCGCCTAAAAAGGGTGGATGGTCTGATATTCCGGGTGGTGATTTCGCATGGAATTTTGGAAAGAAGATTGCCTATGACTTTCCAAAGTCTATGTTAGAGATGATGCCTGCGCGTCAGTCACTTCAATCTGAAAAATTACTTACTAAGTTAAAGTATGGAACTGAAGAAGAGAAACGCTCTACTAGCGAACAGATTGATAGAGATATTGCAGAGTTACAACAGCAAGTTAAAGAGCAATCTAGTAGTCCTTGGGGAATTGCTAAAGCTGGAATGAACGCTTTAGATCCAACTGGTATTGTTCCTGGGTATGTTGGGTTAGGAGAGTCATTTGTACATGATATTGGTGAAGAGAATTATGGTGGTGCAGCCGGTGACGTAGCTTTAGGCTTAGCTCCTTGGCTAATTGGTAAAGGATTAAATAGAACTGGTAGAGCTAACTTACCACAAGAACCTAGAGTTAAGGTAGTTCCACCTATCAGACAACATACTCTTAGTGAAGTAGCCGGTCAACCTTCTTATGTAAGGAAACCTGCGCCTCCACCACAACCACAATTACCAACTCCTACTAGATTACCTAATGCCCCTGAATCTCGTTTCTTAATGAGACAGGATGGCAGAGGAATTGACACTACTTCTCCATCTACTGCTAATATCTTTGATGTTGAGACTCCTGTTGTTGAGCAAAAGACTGGTTTAGCTAGGACTCCAAGATTAGCTAGGATTGGCGACCCGTCTAAAGCTAATGCCGTTCCACCTATTGAATCTTTACCAACAGTAGATACTTCTGTTGTTTCTGGTGCTGTTACTCCGCCTGAAATGGGAATGGTTTCAACTGGTAGACCTACGCCAGTTAAACAATCTCCTATTGTTAGTAAGTTTAGTCCTGATATTGTTCAGGAAGCTGGTGGCCCTAGACCTGTTGGTTCAGGTTCTACTATTCCTAGGCCGCCAAGTCTTTGGAATAAATTAGGATTCGGTGAGCAAACGGGTGGACCGTTTAAGAGATTCTTTATTCCTCCTGACCGTCCGGGTGGTGGAACCTTTAGAGAAAGATTAGAAGCCAAGCGGCAGGAGGCTTTAGCTAAAGGTGAGTTGCCTGAGGTTGAAGAGCCGTCTAGCGGTAGAGTTGTAGGAAGAATCAAACCTACTCAGCTTCAAAAACCTGGTGGAGAAGGAGAAGCTTATTGGGATCCACGTAAAGGATTAGTTCCTATACCAGTAGAAGAGCCTGTTGGTGCTGAACCTTTAGATACTGAATTTGCTAAAAAACTGTTTGAACAAAATGCTAGAAATGAACAGTTACCTGTTGAAACTCCAGAAGAAAAGAGTAAGAGATTAGAGTGGGAAAGAGGATTAGGAGTTGAACAACCTAAGGTTCCAGAAGGTCAGAAATGGGATAGAGGTAGAGAGCCAGATAAAGTTACTGATATTTCTATAAAGTCTAAAGAATATCAAAAAATAGCTAATGAACAAAATGTTTCTATGGGTGGAGTTCGCCCCGAAAGAGGCGTACCTGTAATTCATCCTGAAAGTACTGGAGGATTTAGGTATCATGAGAGGGGTGGGGAGAAGTGGGTTACTCATCCATCTTTAGCTAAACCTGCTGGTCCGTTTAAGACTGCTGAAGAAGCTTTTGATTGGACTTTAGATTATCAAGAGACTCCTGAATTTGCAGCTCATTTAAGAGAGTATTACGAAAGTAAAGGCACTCCAGAAAGTGAGATGCCTAGCTCTATTAGAAGAAATAAAGTAGATACCTCGGTTGTTAGAGAACCAATGAGGCAGCTTCCTGAGATTGAAGGTGGAGAAAGAGTTGTTCTAACTACAGATGAAGCAGCTAATAAAATTGCTGAATTAGACAGAACAAATGCTCCTGATGAAGCATATAGACAGGTTATTCTTGATGCTACTGAAAGAGGTAGAATAATCTTAAAGAAGGGTGAAACATATCGTTCAAAAGCTGCTAAGTTTATTGAAGGCAGACGCTGGCAAGAAAGAGATTCTCTATCTAAAAAAGAGCTTCCTGAAATTGATAGACCTCAGAAGATGAGTGTTGGAGATGATTTTGAAACTAAGTGGAACAAAGCAATAAAGGATGCTGAAGGTCAAGGAATCAATTGGCATGAGTACGATGATGTAGATGAGTTACGCCAAGCTATTATTAAGAGCAAGTCTAAGGATTTAAGTGTTCCTCAAGTTGAGCCTGTTGGAGAATTTAAAGAACTCTGGCACCCACAAGAAAATGATCCACCTGAGATTGCTACTAAACGTGAAGAGTTGGCTGAGATTGTTGGAGAAGTAGCTAACAGAACAGCATTTGATGCGGCTGATGTAAAAGAAGTAGCAAAGTTATATAATGAATTAGAAGACTTTGATAAGTTAAAAGATATGAAACCTTCTCAAATGAGAGTAAGAGAAGGTGGCTACAGTGGTAATGAAAAGGGAGTTGTTGGCCCTACAATAGTTAATCCAAAGACTGGCCGGCCTAATCTTGCTATGGGTGGTGCAGACCCACAAGTATTAAGACAGCTTGGTACAAGTCTATATACTAAGGACCGGCCATCAGTTCTTATTCAGGAATTGATGCAGAATACTGTTGATGAAATGAAGATTGCTAAAGTACAGGAGCCGGTTAGAGTTGCATTTACAGACAATACAAAGAATCCAGTAACTGGTGGTACTGCAAAGTCAATTACATTCCAAGACTTTGGCAGAGGTATGAATGAGAATCAATTATATAATGAGTTCTCTGACGTAGGCAAGAGTGGTAAGAGGAATATTCAAGGTGCTGCCGGTGGATTTGGCTTTGCTAAAGCTGCTCCATTTTTAGGCGGCGATTTCATGCGCGTTGAATCTGTTGTTGTTGAAAACGGCAAGAAGTTTAAGTACTCATTCCAAGGTAAACCTGAAGAGTTCTTAGACCAAGAGACTGGAGTGCCTCTTGAAAGAGTATCAGTCTCAGACAAAGATCCAACCGGAATGAGGATTGAAGTATTCTTTCCAGACAATAAGTATTTTGGCAAAGCAAAAGAATTACTACAGACAATTACAGAAGCTAGTCCTGATGTAAAAGACATTGAATCTTTTTCAAACTATAGGGAGGATGACACAGGACTACCTCAGTCTAATGTTAACAAGTTTACAAAACAAGGAGATACTGCTTTAAGTACATATCAAAGAGGACAAGTTGAGAAGTATCAGGGGCAACCCTTACCTAATTACAAGGATACTTTCTCAACACCAGAAAATGATTCTGTAATGTACTATGATTTAGACAATAAAGAACGTAGCGGATCTAAATTAATATTCTTAAATAATGGAGTATACTATCATGCTGAAAATATGGGTGCAAGTATACATGCAATGCCATTTATTCCTCCTAAGATTGTTATTGATATTAAATCTAAGGTTGCAGAGGGACATGATAAGTATCCATTTCCTGCTAATCGCCAAGGTTTGAATGATGAAGTAAAAGAAGATATTAGGAAATGGATTAACACAAATATTTTTGACCCGGCCAGAACTGCTCAGGGTAATGAACTTCAAAACTTATATGATAATACAAATCCTAAACCTGGAAAAAGACATCTTGTTATTGATTCTGGCGAGAAGTACCATCCAGATGAATTAGCTAGAGTTGAGAACAGTCCTACGCTTAATAATATTGCCCATCATATGGGTGATATGTTAGAAGATTTAGCTGGTCTCTTTACTCCAGATGAAGTTGTAGGAACTACTGATAAGTATGGATTTAGAATTGCAGACCCCGGTTCAGGGGGAATGAACATATCTAATCCATCTACAAGTCAACCTGACTTAAAGACTATCGTTACACTCAATCCGTTTGATGGTTTTTATTCTGGTCTTAGTAAGAATTGGACTTATGTTCCAAAACAGTTAACACTGGCTGAAGCTTCAAGAAGATTTGTGCATCTTATTAAACATGAGTTTGCACATAATTTGAAGAGAGAAGAAGGCGCTGGCTTTACATGGGCCTTTTCACAAGTGGACACCCGTTTTCCAGACACAGCACATTATGAAGCTCAAATACTCAAAGCTATCACCGACCCAACAGGAAACTATGTTGCAGAGGTACCGGAATTACTACGGGAATATCTTGAAGCAAGGCAACGCCCAGAGTCTAAGGAGGATATTCTCGCTAGACAGGGAGCAAGCATTGAGACTGAAGGAGGAGGAGAACCCAAAGGAATATCTGGAGATGATAAACCTGATGGAACAGGAATTACTGGGGGAGAAGTAGATACTAGTGTAGTTAAAACGGAACCTGAGTGGTGGGGTAAACCTGCTAAGACTGTTAAGATTGGTGAGAACTTAAGTAGGAAACTCAAGCCAACTGAAGCACAGAAATTAGACTATACTGAGGACATTGGAGAGGGAGCACCTAAGAAGACTCCATTAGCTGAACGGTTTGGTGTTGAACCAACTGAACCTATTATTGAAGAGCCGCCTAGTGTTAAGAGTAAAGCGGAGAAGTTTGGTTATGGTGAGCCTGAACACAAACCGGAACCGCCTCTGGTACCTAAACCGGCTTTTAAGTCCGGTACGGGAGTAGCTGATCCTAATAGGTTTGATGTTATTCCAAAGACTCAGAAGGGTAAGGCAGTTAAAGATGTAGTTAAGAAGGCTGAAGTTTATCCAAAGGTTCCAAAAACAGTTGATGATATTATTGCTGACAAGAAAGCTAAGAATCCAGTAGCTAAAGATCCTACTTTTAGTGAGGCCGTTAGAGCCTTACCTAAGAGGTTCAGGAATAGTGCCGTCTATCGTGCATTGTATGAGCCGGTTGGAGTTTCATCCTTAACTAAGCTAGAGAGAATGGGACCGAACGGCCAGAAACTAGCTAAGATTTTAAAGGATGAGAGAACCGAATCTAATAGATTAGGCGGTGAACATGCCTTGTCTACTAGAAAGGTTAGGCAGGTACTTGATAAAGACCAGCAGTTAGAAGTAGTTAAACTCTTAGACGGACAGATGAATCTGAAGGATGCCTCTTCTCAAGAGGTTAGAGATGCTTATACTCAATTAAGAATCTCTACTGAAAGATTAGGTAATGAAGCTGTCCGGTCGGGCGTAATGATGCGTAACTCTAAAGGTGAGGTTGTTCCCTTCCAGAAGCATAGGGGAGAATACTTCCCGCATCGTTACCCGGAAGAGCTATTCAAAGACCTTGTTGCATTAGAAGAGAAGTTACTAAAGGCTGGTAACTCTCCGGCTAAAGTCGATGCTATGATGAAGAACATTAGAGAACGTGGTGAACGTTTCTCTTCTGCTCAACATGCTAGAGACTTTAACTTACCCGGCTATGACATGACTCTTGATGCTTTAGAGAGGCATCAATATGAAATGGCACAAGCTATTACTAGAGCCAAGCGGTTTGGTGGTAGGGATGTTGCTGATGCGGAGAGTAGGATTAGTAAGCTGATTGCTAACGCAGAGGATTCTACTAGGGCCAAAGAGATAGTGAATGATTACCTGCAAAGGAATGATATTACTGCTGACCGAGCGGCACAACAGGCAATCTACAATAAGATTGTTAAGTGGGAAGTAGGGACTAAGCTATCTCAATTCTTCCTTACTAACATGGGTGACTTGGCCGGTACTAATACTGCATTAGGAGTAGCTAATACTCAACAAGCTATTCTTAAGGTTCTTAGTGACCCGCATGGTAGTGCTGATTTAGCAACCCGCGCCGGTTCATATGTTCCTATTGTTAGGAAAGAATTAATGAGGGATGTTAGAGCCGGTAAGTTACTAGAGAAAGCCTATGGTACTAACACTTCAGAGAAGATTGTTAGGACTATCTCTACTATGGCCGGACGGGCTAATGTTATTCAATTGTTTGAGAAGGCTAAGAAGGATAAGAAGTGGGCTAAGACTCTGGCAGACTTTGTGGATGGTGATGTTAATGAAGTCTTAAAGCAGGATAGTCTTACTGATGAACAGGTAGACTTTGGTGCAGCTAGAGGAGCAGAGGTTGCTAATGGTGTGCCGGATGAACTAACACTTAGTAGTGCTATGTTCAATAAGAATCCTCTTCTTCGTTTACCGTTCTTATTCAAGAGGTTTGCTTTCCTCAATACTAAGAACATGGTTGACGCTATTAGAAGGCAACCGGACTTTAAGAGGAAACTAGCTAAGGCTGCTATTCTAGTTGGAACCTATCAGTTAGCCGGTGAGATTATTGGAGATGCTAAAGCGGCTATTACTGGACTAGCGGCAGGTGATGTTGGTGCAGAGATTTGGAATCGTGGAGATTTTATTGAGTCTAAGGACTGGCCGTTAAAGGTTGGCAAGACTATCGGGGGTAAAGTAACTGATAGGATTATGGCTAACTTCCTACAGTCTGCATTGTTCGGTATTGTTGGTGATGTTACTGAATCAATGGTTAGAAGACCACTTGGTAAAGCATCAGGTGCAGCATTTGGTCCAGTCGGTAGTGACTTAGATGAACTAGTCGGTTCAATTGCTAGTGCTTCTGGTGGTAACTGGGCACCGGCTGGTAAGATGATTGCTAAAAAGATTCCGTATGTAGGAACCGGATTAGCAAAGCGTTGGTTTAAAGAAGAAAACAAGATGAAAGGATTAGGTGGATTATAGGAAACCACTGGACTCAGAGGTCTCCAATAAATTCTACCTTTTCCGCTCTTAATCCCTTCGGTCCTTGACATGGGATGAATTGAACTACTGGTCCTTTAATAGTAACCGGAGGACTCATAGCTTTCAATTCATCCCAATCTCCTTTGTAATGCTGAGCATGGAAGAAATACTCTTGACCTTGTTCGTCAAGAATGAAGCCATACAACGAAGGCTTAATGGTCTTAACTCGGCCTAGCATCTGTTTGCTCCAGACTTTTCAAGTAGTTAATAGCTCTGACCATCACCCTAATAAAGACCTCATTACCTTTGGAAATATGGGAGTGTTGTAGCTCCTCTACCATAGCTTCCACTTCTTCCTTACTCATTAGAAATACATCACTAATTGGTGTCTTAAGATATTGCATTACATCTTCTCCGTATTCTTTACCCACCACTCAATACAGAACTTGGTAAGCTGATACTTAATGTCCTTGCCGCCGGTCTTCTGGACTAACATCCCGCCTTGAATTAAAGTCTCAACTATCCTATCTAGTTCGAGGCTATCGAAATCTCCAAAGCCTTTTTGTATTACCCGCTTCCTAGACAACTCGTAGTTCTCTGCTGTAAACATCATCATTAGAAATGATTTGGTAGCTCCAGAAGCGGCACTCTTACCTGTCATCCCGGCCACTGTTCTAGCAGTATTACTTAAGGTTGAACAAGCGTTAATAGCATCTATAATATCCTCATCCTCTAACACCATCTCTTTACTTCTAGCTAGTGAAATGCAAGTGGCAATCTTAATAACATGGTCATTCATCCGGTCATGTGTTCCGGTCTTATCATCTACCTCTCTTGCCCGGTACTTGTAGAACCAGTCATTGTACTCTCTCTTAGCGGCATCGGACCACGACATTGTTCCTTCTAGTTTGGATAGTTCTTTAAGGTAACAGGCTAGCTTAGCGTAGTCTATTTCAATAACATTATCAATCATGCTATTGGCGCGGTAACGTTTGTCTGCACTAATCAGTAATGTCCTACCAATGAAGCCGCCTCCCAAGTGGGATTTGTCTACTGTCATGTCAAACATTTCCTGATTGGCTCCGCTTAGTAATGTTAGACATGGAAATCGGAGTCTCTCAACCGGCGAATTCTTGAGAGTATTAACCCATTCAGGATTGTAATGAGCATCATAAAGGTCTGTGAGTATTGTGAGTGCATGTTTAGCTTCGTATAGAGATGATGCAAACTCCCCTGAACAGAGGAAACCTCTGGCATCTTTGAAAGGAATTGAACCGTTTTCCTTCGCCTTAACAATAGCCAGTTCTTTAATGATTCCTTCAATTGAACCTCGTCCACTAATCACTCTAGTGTTGTCAACTATCTTAACTAGCTTGGTAGCTACACTAGGACCGAATCCTTTTCCTAATCCACTCCTACCCATTAAGAGTATGTATAGATTAGGCTTAAGCTTGTATGCTCCCTTGTTAACTACAACATTGGGAGAGACAATGGCAGATATGGTTGCCAGTCCCGACCAGTATATCCATTGTTTAGGTGTTTCGACAAAATCAGTTTCCTCTAATAGTAAGTCCAGCCATGACATTGTAAGGTGTCCCTAGAACTTAAGTTTGTTTAGGTCTTTGTAATTGTCTCCGTATTCAAAGTCACAGGGTATTGTTAAACTCCCACGCTTCAAGGAACAAGAAGAGAAATCGATAGGCATTTCCATTATCGGTTTAAGTTCCTTGCAAATGTCTTTGTATTCTCCAACCGGCATGAAGTAAGTGAGACTATCGTGTGCTTCGTTAACTAAACGAATAGGATATTTCCTACTCTTAATACACAGTGCCGATTGGGTTAGTCTGTCTTTAACTGTTGACTGGGGAATGAAAGCAAATGCCTCCTTATAGAGTTGATTTCCTGGCCGGTCGAAGAATCTTCTAAGTCTACCAAAAGGATTGATGATGGCTCTTGAGGTATCAATTGCATCCTTAACATCCTTATGGAAGACTTCCACAAGATTTGGGGTTGCTTGGTGGAATCGGCTGAGGATTTGCTTTGCCGAGAATGGACTAGCTGTAAAGTTAATTCTGAATCGTCGGCAATCGGATATAATGTTTTTAAGAAATTCTCTATCTTGCATATTATAATTACCTGCATGTCTCACCTTCTTCCCAATGAATCTTTCCGGCCCGTCTTTAGGTAAACTATCTGCTCGTTCATCAAACTCATATGATAGATTAAACTCTCCACCAAACAGTACAAGAACAGCAGTCCGGCGGTGAATGTCAATTTTATCAAATGCTTCTAAGAGTCTTTCGTCTCTGCTAAGGAGTGCGACGATTCTTGCTTCAGCTTGGCTAAGATCGATATTAACGATAACATCTCCTGCGTCAGCAATAAGCATCCTTCTAACATCGTGTCCAGCGTCGCGTTCATCTCCTTGCTTTGTAAGTGTTTTAAAAGCGAATCCAATTTTGTAAGGTCTAACGGGAGGGTCCAAAACACTATCTGAAGTTCTTCCCGTTTCGGTTCCAACAATTCTAACTTGCGTCCGCATACGTCCATCAAGGTCTGGCAATGCGTAGAGATACGTTGAAAGAGTCTTATTAACTCTGCGTAGTTCGAGTATGTCTTGTAATACTGCACGGTAGGATCCATCTTTCACCCTGTCTTTCAACATCTTTGAAATTGTGTCTTCGTTGGTAGATAATTCTTTGTCAACCGGACGAAGCTTCATCTGTTCATAAAGTAATTCTTTAACTTGCTTAGGTGAATTGTAGTTAATGGCTCTACCAACGGCTACGTCTAATCTAATCTGAACAAACTCTGCCCAAGCTTCATACTTAGCAGTAAGGTATCCTCTTACTCCTTCATCTATTTTGAATCCAACTTTCTCCATTCCGAAGTAGAGGTCGTGGAGTTTGGTAATGTAGTTATAATAGAATCCTTTAAGATCCGTTTTGTATAGATCTGATAGTATCTCCAGTTCGACTTCTTGAGCTTCATCAACCTCGCAATCCACCGCGGAATCTTTAGCATTATAAAGAAACCATCTGTCGATTGAGTGTTTGCCAAAAACAAATTCTTTACCTTCATCTTTATAGTAAGGCTCTCTTGTCCAGATACTGCCGAGGAACGCCAAACCAACATATGGAATCTCCGGATTAATTGTATGTGCCTTGAGAGATGTATCGCTTTTCAATCCTTTGAACTTAAAGCCAAGCATCTCCATCTTCTGCTGGTCAAACTTAAAGTTCTGACCGGCCACTTCCTTACTTCTGAATAGCTTATCAAGTATCTGCCAGATGTATGCTAGGTCACTGGTTGGAATAGTTGTTAGTTCGTATCGTCCAACCCTTTGGAAGAGCGGGATGGAGATGGCTTCGTATCGATTGAAAGCAATACTAATACATCCTGGTACTGTTGATTCAATTGTTTCAATGTCTGCAAAAACTCTGTCCGCCTGCTTACTTCCGCGCTCAATAAATCGTGATACATCAACTGAATTTCTTGCAATAGTGAGTGCCCTTTCAGGTAATGAGAAGCCCACGCTCTTCGACTCATCGATTGCCCTTTTGATGTCAAGTGCTACCACCCATTTCCATACGTAAGAGAACATTCCTTTACTTGCATCA